CGGTGGTGTTGGCCTGCATGAACTCGAGCAGCTTGGCCGAGTACTCGCTGGCGCCCTTGCCGGCGGAGCCGAACACGGCCTCGATGGTGCTGTTGTGGCTTTCGGCGACGTCCTTGAATTTTGCGTAGCTGTCGCGGGCCTGCGACAGGCCCTTCTCGGCGAAGGCGCGCATCTGCTCGGGCGCCTGGAACGGGATGATGGAGGCGGAGAACGGATCGGTCGAATTGGTCATGCGGAATCCTTTTGCATCGGGTGGGTGTGACCTCCGCAAACGGCGACCCGGCCCACAACAAGGGCTTGACCGTCGAACAGGATCACGGGAATGCCCCTTTTCGGGGGACGACAACACTTAACGCCATTATCATGTCAATTTTGTGCATTGCACTGCGATTTCAGCTGCAATGCCGCATGGCTGCCCCCGGCCGAACGCACGTTCTGGCCGAGGAACAACCGATTTATCAACCTATGGAAGTACTTAGCTCAGGTTTTCGGCTTTTTACGTTTTCGGTTTGGCCGCATCCATCGCCGCCCGGCTGACGAGCTGGCCCATTTCGCTGGCCTGCTCGGCCAGCGAGCGCATCTGGTTCTGCACGTATTCGCTGTGCAGCCGCATCACCTCGGCCAGATCCTTGGCGTGGAGCAACTGCTGGGCGTAATCCAGCGAGGCCGTCACGTTCTTTTCGGCGTAGGCAATCGCCTTGGTGCTGATGTCCTTGGCGCCGGCGCGGACGGTGGCGCCTTGGCCCTCGATCTTGGAAGCGGTCTGCTGCGCGCTGGCGAGAAAACCCTCGAACGCCTTGCGGGCCTGATCGAAGCTGGTCTCAGCCATCGATCGCATTTCCTTTGGAATTTCGAAACGGTCACGCACATCTTCACTCATGGTCCCACTCTCCTGTTTGCGTTCGCGGGGCGTTGCGAATCGGCCCCGGTTCCCCGTTCGCCCACTTCAAGCTACCGGCCAAATAATATCGCAAGTGTGACGCGGTGCGATGTGTTTTCAGGCCGGGTTCCGCATCGTGAACCTCTGATTTTGTTTTGCAACACCCCAACGCCAAAGCGGGCGCGAGGTTCGCCGCAGGGCGAGCGAATTAAGGTTATTTGCGGCTTTGCTCGGCGCAGCGCCAGTCGGACCGTGGACCTGACGGAGCGTGGGGGCGATACTAACGACCTGTTAAAATCATCCCCTTGATTTCATTGGTCGACGGTCCCGGGCGGGTTATGATGTCATTGCAGGACAGGGAGAAGTTGGGATGGCGAAGGCGGTGACGGACTTGCGGTCGGCTATCGACTACATCCGCGAGCTTCAGGCGGGATCATCTCCGAGCGGCGGGCGGCTTTCCGCTATCGCGGTGCCAAAGGCGGTGCGCGACAAGATAGTCGATGAGTTGGGGGAAGAAAGCATGATTCCGGTTACGCGCAAGATGCTGCAAATGTACGACGATCAAGCGCCAACGGAAGTCAGGGTGCTAGGTGTCCTCATCAAAGAGCAGAAACCGAACGCCACATGAAATACCCGTAGCCGAGATTGTAGCAGAACGGCCATTCTCCGGGCGGACGTTCGCCGGGACCGGAGAAGGCGGCCAGCCAGCCGCGCCGCTTCCCATTGCTGTATCGGATGGTCATTTCTGCTTTCCTGGCTCGTGATGATTGTTGCGATGCTGGCGCGGATGCTCCTCGCCCTGCGTCACGCCCTCGGCAAATTTCGCTTCTCCAGTCACCTTGACCAGCGCGTCCTTCATGCCGTTGGTGGCTTGGCGGACCAGTTCGATGCGATCGCTGTTGACGCTGATCCTGCGGGAATTTCTCAACCCGACGGCCACCCCGCCGCACGCCGTCACTAGGGTCGCGATAGAGATGATGATGCTGGAAATCTCTGCCCCGGTCATAGCGTGGCGTCCTACAAGATCGAATCCGACGCGGACTTAAACTCGCGATGGATAACGAATCCCCGCCCGTGCCGGATGTCGTCGAGCTGGCGGTCGAACATGTTCATGCGCTCGTTCGCCACCGCCTGCGTCGTCACGATCTGCTCTAGCTTGTCGATCTTCACGCCGTGCGCCTGCACGTCCCTGGAAAGCATCTTGAGTTCCCCCTTCATGGTCCAAATGATGCCGAGGCCAACGACCAGAAAACCGATCAGCGTGAAGATGTCGCCGACCTTGATAGTTGGTTCGATGGTCATTCCGGCATTCCGATCCCAAGCTAGCCGCTGCCGAGCTTCGATGCGTCGAGCCCGTCCTGCGCGGCCAGTACAGGTGAGTTCGGCTGGCCCTTGCTGACGTGCTGCAGCAGTTCGAGGAATGCGCCGAAGGCATCGCCGCCATTGCCGGCCGCGATCTGCGTCAGCGCCTTCTCGACGAAAGGCACGACGGTCAGCACCCAGGGCTGCACCATCGCAAGCACGGGCGCGGCACCGGGTACAAACATACTGGTCACGCCAACGATGGTCGGCTCGACTTTCATGACGCCTTCGATGATTTTCTCGGCAGCGCCGGCGGCGCCCTTGATATCGATATCCATGGTTCTCTCCTTCAGGTGACTTTCGGGGTGGTGGATGGTTCGGCTAAAGGGCTCTCAACGAACGACCAATCGACCAGCCCCTTGCCATCGATGCCGAGCGCCTTGGCCGCGGCGAGGGTCAGGTCGATGCCAGCGCTGTTGGTGTGGCGGCCGGTCATGTCGGTGCCGGATTCGGCTTGCGGTCGCGCGCCGGTCTTCCAGTAAGGATCGTTGGTATTCCAAGGGCCTACGTCGACAATGTCGCACTCGATCGATTGGCCGGTCTTCTTGCTGGTGACGCGGACCTTGGGCCTTTCGCCCGCGAAGTGCAGCGGCAGCGCCACGCCCGGCGCATTGTCGTCGATCGCGCCGCCATAGGCGGAGCCCTGCCCGCCGAACATGGTGGCGGTGATGCCGACCTGCAGACCGGGTGTCGGGGCCGATGCCGGTATACCGACTTCGGCCGGCGGCGTTTGGATGTGCACCGGCGATCCCGTCGGCATCAGCACCGGGCCAATGGCAGGCAGCGGGACCGACTTCGGCCACCAATAGCCGATCAGGCCGAAGCTGGATCTGGACTTCGGCAGCGCCTCGATCTGCACCATGTCGTTTTCGTTGCCGCCCAAGGTCCAGACCCGATCAGCGTCCTCGCCGCGGTAGAAGCCGACATGACCGAGGCCGGAATCCTGCGAACCCCGCCAGAACACCGCAATGGCGCCGAGCGCCGGGCCGGATAGCTGGACGTAGCCGGCATCATGTCGTGGCGACTGTGACGAGGCGCTGCGGGTGCCCGGAATGCCCGAGGACTCCATCGCCGCATTGAAGAAGATGGCGCACCACGGGTCACCCAGCGAGCCGCAATGGGCCAGCCCGATGTAGCGCTCGATGCCTTGGTTGTTGCCGGTCTCATGGAATCCGATCTCGTGCAGCGCCCATTGGAACCACGGTGGCGCAGCGGCGAAGGGGCCCGACGGTTTCGGCGGCGGCGGGGGTGCGGGCAGCCTTGCGGGCGTCAGAAACGGCGGCGGTGCGAGGGGCGCGGGCTTCGGCACCGGCGTCACGTCGATGACGGAAGGAATCGGTGCCGGCCTCTGCCCGATCAGCTGCAGCATCACCTTGGCCAGATCGGCCGATTGCGACTGCCCGCGCCAGACCAGCGCGGCCATGACGGCGAACACCGTCAGCAGCACAACCCATGGAATGACGGTGGAGAATTCGGCCACAAAGGTCTCCGTTTCGGGGAGACAATGGCGGGCCTATCCCCAGCCGCAACGCACCGTTGGATTGCGCGCCGTAGGGTTGTGGTGGTAGGAGGGAGAATGGACGCCCCGGCGCATTGGACTGGTACGGATCGATTTGAGCGGCGGCTGGTCCTTTGGGCCATGGTCGCGAGTGTCGCCGGATCGCTTGTCCTGCTCGTTTTCCGCAAATTCTCATGAGCAGCTTTGTCATCGGCGCAACCGGTAAGATCGGCAGCTATATCGTCAAGCACCTGGTTGAGGCTGGCGAGGCGCCGTTTGCGCTTTCGCGTGTGCAGCGATCGACCGAGGGCGCCAGCTGGATTCAGGGCGATCTTAAGCGCCCCGAGATGATCAGCGCGCCTTCCGTCGATACCCTCTACTGCACCGCCAATTGCAAACTGTTTTCCCTTGCGCTGCCGCTCCTGTACCGACCCGGCCTGAAGCGCGTGATCGTGTTCACCACCACCAGCATTGCGACCAAGCTGTCATCCGATATCGATGCCGAGCGCGACATGCTCGAGGGCTACGTCGCGGCCGAAGAAAGCATCAAAGCATTTTGCGAGGCGCGCGGCGTCGAATGGACAATCCTACGACCGACCCTCGTTTACCTGGAAGGCCGCGACCTCAACATCACTCGCATGTCGCGAACCATCAGGAAACTCGGTTTCATGCCGCTGTCGGGCAAGGCTTCGGGTTTACGTCAGCCCGTCCATGCGGAAGATCTAGCGATGGGAGCGATTGCCGCGGCCTCAACTCCCGCCGCCGCAAACAAAACCTACGCGCTGCCCGGCGGCGAAACCCTCACCTATCGCGAAATGGTCGGGCGCGTGTTTGACGGAATGAACCGCCCGCGCCGTCTGATATCTCTGCCTCCCGCTTTGTGGCGCTTTGCCTTCATGCTTGTGCATCGCTTCTATCGTGGCTTCAATGTTGCGATGGGTGACCGAATGTCCAAGGACATGACGTTCGATGCATCGGATGCTGTGCGGGATTTCGGATGGAAGCCGCGAGAGTTTCGCCCGAAGTTTTAAAGGGCAATCACTTGCACTCTGGAATAGCGATCTTCTGTAGCCTGTCCTCGACGAATTCGGCGCGATGTTTGAATTTCCGATAATCCTTGATCTGGCCCGCAGGTACGCCATCCTCGCCTTCCGCAGGCCGTTCCGCGTTGGTAGCGTCGTCGGGCAGGAAGGGCGCCAGAAACACCGTCTTGCCGAACTGCTTCAGGCAGTAGGCTTCAAGGCTTTTGATTTCATTCAGCCATGCGTCATCGACAAGGCGCACCATGGCTGGTTTCACATCTTTGGCCGGATGCTTCTTCGCTTCCACGATCTGTGCCGACAGGCTGCGGATTATCGACACGCGACCGCCAAGGCCTATTTCGACGGGCGCAACCGTCTGCGCCACCGCCCCGGTCTGGATCGCGAACATTATCAGCAGCGTCGCCAGCTTCTTAATCATTCGCGGCTCCTCATTGGTTCTGGTAAATACCCGAAAGTGTAAAATGATTATTCAGAGCAAGGGCTGTCTGCATTTGACAGCTGGCTGCGGTTGTTGATGCGGTGATCTTGCACCCCACCGGGATTGCCGAGACGGCGCTCTCATCACCGCCGCCGCCTGCACCAGTTTGCGGCGTGTTCGGCAAGGTCCAAGTAAAGGTGCCTCCGGTGCAGGAGCCGATCGCGGTGATGGTTAGGTCCATGGACCAGTGCGTAACCTTGCCCCAAGTTTTGAAAGCGGCAGAGGTAACCGTCCACGTGGCGGTGCCGCAAGTCGGGGAAGGCGTGAAAGACGGCCACGCGGTGTTGTCCATGTTGGCCGCCGGCAGGTTTCCGGTGACCGTCGAAGTGCTGAGCGCGACCGTAAAGCTCGCGCCGGTCGCGCCGCCGGTGAGCGTGCCGACGGACGTGAGCGAGGACGCCGTCACGCCAGCTGCGAGCGTCGATCCCGTAAGCGCGCTCGCCGCGACGGCGCTTGCCGTGCCTGCCGTGAGGCTGGCTGCAGTGCCGGTCAAGCCGGTGCCGGCACCCGAGAAGCTGGGCGCCGTCAACACCCCGGTCGACGGATTGAACGTGTATTTGGTGCTGCTGACCTTCTGCGGCAGGTTGCCGGTCGCCGCCGTCACCCAGGTCGGATAGACCGTCGCGTTGGTGGTGGTGTCGTCCGTGATCGCGGTATTAGTCGCGTTGGTGGCCGTGGTCGCCGTGCTTGCAGCGATCGAGGTATTGCAGCCGAAGCCGGTATTCGTCGTCCAGATCAGCGCGCTCGACGACGAGCTGCACGACGACATCGAATAACTGGCCCAATTGGCGGTGCCGCTGGTGGCGTTGGCCATCACCGTATTTGCGGCGGTCTGGCCCAACATCGAAATCGGCAGCGTGTTTGCGCCGCTGGCCGTTCCCGAGATCGCTGGCCCGTTCAAGGTCGGGCCGGTTCCGAAGCTGGTCAGGGACGATGCCGTTACGCCGGCGGCCAACGTTGCGCCTGTCAGCGTTCCGGCTGCTGCAGCACCCGTGCTTGTGCCGCAGGTGATGCCGGTGCCGCTTACGTAATTGACATGGTTGCCGCCGCTGTCCGAACACGATGGCATCGCGAAGCTGGCCCAGCTTCCAGTCGAGCCCGTGAAGTTCGCCAGCATCGTATTTGCCGCAGTCTGCCCGAGCACCGCGATCGGGATGGTGTTGTTGCCGCTGGCCGTGCCGCTGATGACGGGGCTGGAAAGCGCGGGGTTGATGCCGAACGTCGTGAGCGATGAATTAACGACGTTGGAGGCGAGTGTCGTTCCGGTCAGCGACCCAGCTGCAGCCCCACTGAGGACGCCGACCGTCAGCGGGCCACCAAGCGTGGACTGCTGCAGCACGCAGCCCGCGCAGCCCGTCAAGGTCATGTCGAGATTGGTGCCAACAGAAAATCGAAACTGTCCGCCTCCGGACGGCGGCGCTTGAAAGGTAAAGATGCCCGGCACCATGTGAAGGCCGCTCACCGTCGCGAACCCGAGGACGGTCAACGGATCGGAGCCGCCTATTGTCCCGATATTGACCTTCTGCGAATTGATGGAGCTGCTGCTGTTGAGGGCCGCGCAGTCCGCCGTGACGCCGTTGGTGGTGCAATAGTTCCCATTGAAGCTGAGGTTTACCGACGCGGCGGTATTGAGCACATGTGGCGGGGTTGCCGCCGTCGTCGCGATGCGGTTCGAGACGATCTTGATGTTTTCCGCGTTGCGGACGCAGCTCGGATAGACCGTTCCGACCGATGAATTCTGCGAGATGGTGTTGCCGTCGATCAAACCGCCCAGCACCTGTGAGGTCGCGCCCGTGACGTCGATCAGGCAGCCTTGGGTATTGGCAACGTTGCCCATCTCGAATTCGACGTTGCCGGTGATCGACGGGAATACGCCGCCATCGATCACCACCATGCCGTTGACGTTGGCGATCAGGCCGCCTTCAAGGCGGACGCTGGTGGCGCCGCCGACCTGATCCCATCGATAGCCGGGATCGCCGCGCAGCTCGTTCTGCCCGACGGTGACGTCCTTGAACGTGATGCTGTCGCCGACGTTCTTCATGTTCACCGACATGAAGACGCTGCCTTTGATCATGGCGTTATTCAGCCCGCCACCGCCATTGTTGCCGAGCGCGATCAGCGCCGTGCCAGGCGCGACTGTCTGCGACGGCGTGATGGTATAGGTCCCGGCGCCGCCGGTGCCGCTGCCCAGCGCCGTCACCCGCGCGATAATCACGCCGGATGTGTTCACCACATTGCCGCCGACAAAGATCGTACCGGAACTCACCGACGCAACTGTCATCGTGGTGCTGGATATCCCCGCAATGATCGACGCATTCGGCGACGAGAACGTCTTGAACGACTGGCCGGTTTTCATATTGCCGATGAAAACGTGGTCGATCACCGTCTTGTATTCGAAATAGTCGGGCTGTCCGGTTGCGGTGATGTGAATGCCGTGACGGCCGACGCCAGCGCCATAGAAGCCGGTGCTGGGATAGAACGCAAAATTCTTCAGGACGGTGCCGAACACGTTGTTGGCGCCGGCCCGGCGGATGAAGTCGCAATCGTCCGGAATCGACGGGCCGAGCAGAAACGCCGTGCCGCCGGGATTGCCCGCGGACCATCCGGTGCCCTCGATGGTGATCGACCTATCCCGGATCGTGGTCGGGGAGAAATCGAACACCGCGTTGTTGACGCAGGAATTGACCAGGTACTGCCCGGCCGGAAACAGCAGCTTGCTGCCGTTGGGGATTAGCTGGATCGCCGCGCGAATGCCGGGGCCATTATCGATTAAGCCGGTTGGATCAATGCCCGCGTAGTCAGTGGCGAAATAGGTCTGCGCAAGCCGGTTCTGCACCGTTTGCGCGATACCGCCCGGCTGCAGGAAGGTGACGTTGCTGGCCGATGTGACTCCGGAGACAGGCGAATACGTCGTGATGTTGCCGAGCGCGTCGAAGCCGAGAACGGTACTGGCGCGAGCTGAGGCCGCGGCGAGCAGGCGCAGGGTCTCGCCGGGCGGCGCGAGGATCGAGCGGCCCGTGACGTCGTTGGTTTTGTCCCAAATCTCGCGGTTTTGCGAGATGATGTCGGACAGTACGACATTGAAGTTGCGCGTCGGTACGCCGCCACCCTCGTTGAACTGCGAGGTTCGCCGCGGCCGTCGCGCGCCGACGATTTGCACGGTGCCGGTTTGCGCCGAGTTGAAGGTCAGGACCGCATTGGTGACCGGGCGGGCAATGCTGGCGAGCGAACCGGACGGCGAGGTTATGGTCCAGCCGAACGTCGAGTCGTTGTAATTGACCCTGGTGCCGTTGAGGAAAACCTCGATCCAATTCTGATAGTCGGTGGAATCACCGTACAGCGCGAAATTGACCGCGCAGGCGCAGGTTGAGGCGGTGATGGCGTAGGACTGCCGCCGCTCGGTATCCGGCAGCGCCGGGACGGGAGCCGGAACCTGTGCGAATGCCGGCGCAAGGCCGGCGGACAGCACAAGGGCGAGAAGGGCGCGGCGCAGCGGTTTCATGCCCAGCAGGATGGCGGGCTGGCGGGGTGCCGCAACGCACCGTGGGGATCGGGGACACTCCGCGCGTCCCTTGCGAGGCCGCTATGGCCGGAAAATGCGGGCCACCACGCTATGTCCCCGAAACGGCACTATCCTATCGGCCTCAGTTTGATGATCTCGGTAGTCCTGCCCGCAGCATTCTCGATGATGGCGCTTTCGAACCGCGGCGGCGCTCCCTCGTTATGTGGCGCTGCTTCTTTAATGTCGACGCGGGAGTCGTCAGCGCCATTTTTTTGATGCAGGGTAATCTCGGCGCTGCCGTCGTCGGCGCGCAGGATTGTGAAACTTTCGGCCTGCTTAATGACCTGTCGTGAGCCGCCCGCGCTCGTCTGGTAAAACTTGATCGTGAACATCTGCTTCTCCTGCTACTGCTGCTGCCGGACTGACCGGATGCCACAGCATCGCAAAGCAAGCACCGCCCGCAACGCACCGCCGGTTAGTGGCGCTCCGGCCTGGCCCTTAGTCGAAGCGCGCGAACTCGCCGCGAACGCGTGCGGCTTGGCAATAGGCCGCGTGCGCCAGATCAGGACTGTCGAACTCGCCGAGGAATTTCTGGCGCCCGTCGAGATAGATGTCCGCTCTAAATCGGCCGCTCCGCTGACGAGCTGTGACGCCCTTTGGCAGCACCTTCCCAGCGTGGCGGCTCTGGTTGTGCATATTTTGATGGTGTGTGGCCGGCCGCAGATTATTGAGCCTATTGTTCGTTCCGTCGGTGTCCTCATGGTCGAGTTCGGGAGCGTCCTCGCCGTAGACCATTTTCCAGATGATGCGATGGGCGAGATAGAGACGCTTGCCGATATTTAGGACAATGCGGCCATTGCTCTTGCTGATGTTGCCAGCGATTTTTCCGGTATGCTTTGCGTTCCATTGCGGCGTGCCGGTCGGTCGATAGCGCCAGCGCAGCAGGCCCGTTTCCGGATCATATGACAGCAATTCCAACAATTCGTCTTGTGCCGGTAAATCGCGGGCTTTTGGCATTATCGATGCTCGGGTTTGACTTTCATTTCTATACCAAATGCGTTGTTGCCGGAAGCTTCGATTTGATTAAAAAGCCCCCTAATATAAAAAACATTTTGGGCCGCCACCAGCCGGCGCAGCGCCTTGCTGTCGGCCTCGCTCCATTCCGACGGCTTTGACGCGCCGGAGGCGACGCTGAGGATGCCTTGGATTTTGCCAGCGGTCGGCCCGAGCAGCTGATCCATCGCCGAGCGCGAGGCAAACCTGGACAGCGGCTTATCGGCGCCCATCAGGCGGTAGACGTCGAGACCGCCGCGGGTGGCCTTGGACGCCAGCGCGTTCGCTTCCTCGAACCAGCCCAAAAGATTGCCCTTCGATATCGCCTCCTTGATCCAGTCCTGCGGCTTGTCGCTGGTCGGCTGGCCGCCAGTGAGGGAGCCGATCTTATAAGACAGCATGCCGAGCCCCATGGAAAATACGATGCCCTGCAATACCTGCGCATCCCTGCGCTGCAAGTTGGCGATCACGATGCGCTCGTTGGCCGCCGCAGTGAAGGATTTGAACTGCCCCATGGCGTTGACGACCTGTTGCGACATCCATAGCGGCTTTTCCTGGCCCGGCGTCACCACCGAAATATCCACGTCGCGCGCCACCGCGCCCTCGAATACCCGGCGGGCCTCCTTGTCGGTCCAGTCCGCTGTGTTGGGCAGATGCACGCCATCGCGGATTTCGCCGCCGGTCTCGAATGCCTTGCTGATGCGTTCGGCCATGTGCGGCTCGATGCCGGATTCGCCCAGCGTCCGCAGCATCCGAGCCGAGGCGGTGCCACTCGCCGACGCCTTGGTGGCGCGAAGGATTTCCGAGCCCGCCACCAGCGAGGCGTTGATCTTGGCAAAATCGGTCCATGGTGCCAGCAGATTGACGAACTGGAATTTGCCGGTCGCCCATTGCATCGTCCGTTCAAGCCGATTCTGCGGGTGGTAACTGTCCAGCGTATCGGTCAGGGCGTGGTGACGTTGCGCCAGTACCGATTCCACCGCGATGCCCATGGCGCGGTATTGCCGCCCCGCCTCTTTCCAGACGGGTGACTGCCCGGTCAGCATGTTGAAAAACGGTATCCACGCATCGCTGAAAGTGTTGACCATGCCGTGCCGCAGCACCGTGCCCGCCATGTCGGGCAGCGACGACAGCGCCGCCGAGCCCAGCGAGGTCAGCACGTTGTAATTCTTGATGACGCCGGCAACACGGGCGATGTTACGCAGCGGGCCTTCCGGGGCGATACCGTAGACGCCGCGGATGCGGTCGCGGATCGCGGCCAGATCGGTGATGACGCCCTGCCGCTCGGTTTCCAGCGCGGTACGGGCCTTGTCGGACTTCGCTGCCGCCGATAGCGCGGCGTATTCATCGTTGATCTTGCGGAACGCTTCCGTCATCCGCGTATCGCCGAACTTCTCGGTCAGCAGCACGTCGGGCACGATGGTGCGCAAATGGGTGGCGACGATGTGGTCGATGTTGTTTTCGAGGAAGTCGCGGATGGTGGCGTCCGGAATGTTGAATTCGCGTGCCGCCAATGGGCCTCGGGGAGGCTCACCACCGCCCTTGAAACCGACTTCGGGGCCGCCGGAGCCTATATCATAGGGCAGCCGGCCGTCTGGCGAGCCGATGATGCGGTCGGTGATCTCGTCGGCGCGCGACTGCAGTTCCTGTCGGGACAGATCGCGGTCGGATTTGAGGATGCGCTTGACCGCCTTGTCGATGGCCTTATCGGCGGATGAGAGGCGCTCGTCCTTGCCCTTGTAGGTTCCGGCAGCCTTTTGATCGGTGCGGGCCTTCTCCGCTTCCGCGCGCGCCTTCAATGCCGCCTTGGCTTCCGCCGTCGATTTTCCCTCCCATGCGCCGATCTCCTTTTCGATCTTGGCGCGCATCAGGTCGTGATTCTGGATTTCTTCGGCAAGGTGGCCTTCCAGCTTCTCGATTTCGGACAGCTTTGCGGACGCCCGGTCGGCCAGCAGGTTGCCGCGGTTGCGGGCCAGCGTCTCGAATACCGCGCCACCCTGCGCGTTTTTGAGCGGCAACGGGTCCTGCTCGCTTCCGCGCAGTTTGGTCGCGCGCTGGTTCGCGGCCTTGTTGATCCGGGTGGTTTCTTCGTGCCGCGCCGCGATAACGTCGGCGTCTTCGGACAGCTTCGCGATCCGGCCTTCCAGCTTCGCAATCGTGCTGCGGTGCGATTCCAACGCGCCCTGAAACAGCCCGATCCGCTGCTGCGACTGCGCCTTTGCCTGCTGATCCCCGGCCAGCCAGTCGGTCACGCGATTGACGAATTCCGGTCGGCGTGCCGCGATCACCTGCTTGTTGTAAAGCCGCTGCATGTAGCTGTCGGCGGTTTTGACATCGACGCCCTCGGGCAGCAGGCCAGCATCAATCGAGCGCTTTTTCCACGGCTCAAACACCTTGTTGCGAACAAACTGCGCCGCCGCCTGCAATTGCGGAATAGGCGACACATCGCCATTGCGGCCGGCTTCGGTGACGGCCTCGGCAAATTCCTGATAGCTCATCTTGCCGGGCTCACCGCGGCCGATAACGCCTTCGAACAGCGCCTGCGCGCGTGGGGCCATCTTCTGCTCGCCGTAGCGGTATTCCGAGAACAGGCGCGACATCTCATCGGTGTGCGCGACCTGCAACTGGTTGATGAACAGCCGCGCTTCACGGTCCACCGCCGGGCCCGCCGTAGTCACCCCACCCTCAAGGTTCTCTTTGGTCAGCAGCGAGGTCTCGCCGAGGTCCGCGCCGGTACGCCGAGCCGTGACGCTTTCGGAGCCGAACACCCGCTGCATCGGCGAGGTCTTTTCCACCACAGTCCGAACGCCGGGGATTTGGTTGAGGCCGAAGTCGACCAGCTCGACCTTGCGGGTATCGGACGCGGCGGCACCGGCGGCGAGCGCATAGCCCGCGCCGGCCGGTTCTTCCAATATCGCACTAGGGGTGATAGCCGGGCTTTCTTGGGGACGCACCTCTCCCGTCCCCGGATTCCCCGCATGCTCATTCATCGCCTGCCGGTCGGCGTGCAGTTCGGTTTCCAGCTTCACCCGTTCGGCCGGGCTGAGCAGCCGCACCGCCGAGCCGCCGAGCAGCGCGGTCAGCAGCGTGCCGCTGGCGACATTGATGGCCGATTCTTCATAGGTGCGGGTTTGCTGGCTGGTGTGGAGCAAGGCTTCCTGCGCCACGGTCTGCACCAGGCCCGCCTTGCCCATCTCGACGGCGGCCTTGGTGAAGGTCAAGCCACCTTTTGCCGCATCGATCGCGACACCGCCCGGCAGCAGCATGGTCGGATCGAGCATGCCCGCCACGGTCTGCGCCACGAAACCCATCTTGCCGTTGGCGGCGAGCAGCTTCCGGTCGGCGGTCTCGGCGTCGATCTGGTCTTTGATCGACAGGGTTTCGGCTGGTGATTGCGAGCCGACGAACTTCTCGCCGTGTGTACGCAGGTATTCGTCACCACCGAACGTCGCCCAATTCTTGAGATCATCGACCGGGTTGTAGCCCGGCACCGGAGCAAACGGGCCGGAATTGCGCATAGCGTGAAACGCCGACATGACGCTGTTCGACTGCCGGAACGCGGCGCCGAAGATTGCCTCGCCGCCGTCGGTCGGGTCCTGACCGGGCGATGGCGCAATACCCTCCGCGGCGCGTAGGCCGAACGCGGGATCGACAGGAGCGTCAAGGGCGGCCATCAGTGATAGTATCCCGTAACGTCGCTTTTGCGCGGGTCCGGCACGGCAGGCGATTCCGTGATGCCGGCCCCACCCGCGCCTTGCAGCGCCGGATCAAGGTTGCGGAAGAAATCGGCCGCCTGCTTTGACTTCTGCAGGCTGTCGCCGTGCTTGGCGATATGGTCCGACGGATCGAAAAAGACTCGCCCGGCCAAGATGTCGAGCGTGCCGTCCTTGCGCCTGATCGCTACCTCATAGGATGGCGGACGACCCGACGCGATCTCGGCAGCGGTCTGGCCGTTCGAGATCAAGCCCTCCAAAGTCCAGTTTCGGGTCGCTCCCGCGCCGCCGATGCCCGCCTCCAATGAACGGCGATCTGCCGACATTTCCGCGCCCGCCCGCTTCTCGATCCATGCCGACAGGTCCGGCTTCATCCAGTCATGCGAGCCGCCGATAGCCGGGTAATAGCGCTCGGGCGGGTTTTTCATCACCTGATTGCCTGCGGCTTCCGACGCGCCCCACGTCGATTTCAGCCGATCGACCGCGAGATTTGAGGCCTTGTCGGCCTCGACGCCATAGGACCGCAGCGCGGTATAGGTGGCACGATAGTCGGCCGCCAGTTCGCCGCCCTTGATCGCATCGAACGGCGCCGACGGCGTGGCACCGGTGGCGAGGTTGATCACCCGCGACACCAGCGGGATGCCCCATGAGGTGCCGAGTTTGTAGGCCATGTCGGACGGAGTGAGCGCCTTGGTTTCGGTCTCCGCGGCTTCCTTGGCGGCTTCCCGGGCTTTCAGCGTCGAGGGCTCGTCCGACATATTCAGTTTCTCGGCGAGCTCGACCGCATTGAAGGTGCCCCGCAACCCCTGCCATGCCTGCAGCTTGGTGATTGCGGAGTCGCCCAGCGTTTCCTTGGCATCCGCCGGATTGTCCCGCCACAGCTTGTCGGCGACGCCCATCGCGACCGACATCTTGGCCGGGTCCTTGCTCGACATCAGGCCGGTCAGCGAGTCCGTGAAGCCTTTTTGTTCAAGCAGCGACGTCATCTGGTCCGGGTTAAGGCCAGCAGCGATATTCGCCAGCACCTGCGCGCCGGCGGGGCCCTCAAGCGCTGCCTGCAGCTGCGGCAGGTCGGACTTGTCCAGCACCGGCGGCGGCGGCGAATGGTTCATCGCTGCGATGCGCTCAGAGGCCGCCACGCGCTGCGCCAGCGCCGCGGGAATGCTCTCGGGCTTGCCGGGATCGATCGGGGCCACCGGGGTGATCCAGCCGCGATGCGCAGCCTCATCGAATGGCGCGTCGTTCAATCGTTTTTTGGATTTCTCTTGCTGCTCAAAAAAAGCGGCTGCGACCCGCTGATGGTGCTGGTCTTGCCCGTTGGACATTTCACGGTACTGCGCCGTCAGCGCCTCTCGCTCTGGCGCTGGTAGCTTCGAAACGATCTCGCTATTCAGCCTGCCGTCCATCGCCTCGACTTCGGCGCCGAGTTTTTCTGGATATTGAATGCCCTTCTGCCGTCCGAGCGCTACGTCATCGGCGCTCGGGGCCACCCCAGAATCGATTGCCTTGTTGACCCCGCCAATGACAAGCCGCGCCGCAGGCACCGCAGTAGATTCATCGGCGGCGATTGCACGAACTGCCGCCGAGATCAGATAGGGATTCCGCTGCACCTGCTCGTAAGTGAAGCCGGGACCGCCATTCGCCGACGGCGCAATGGCGCGACCGCCGCCACCAGCAGCAGGCTGGCGGCCACCCGGCAGCGACGACCACTGGCCGGACAACTGGCGCGGCACGTCGGCGATGGCGGCTTGATCGCCGGATTTCAGCACACCGAGCAAATCCTTGCCGGTTTTGGTCTTGTATTCGGTTTGCGCCAAATCCCACGCCGCGGCATCCTGATTGGCCGGGGAGAAGTCGGCTAAGCCGAGCTTTTGCTTCTGCGCATCCCATGTCGGCGCAATGAACTGGTAGCGGCCCGTCGCGGTGGACACGTTGCCGGCGTCGGGTCCGGAGGTGATCGGCTCGGCCACGCGCGGGTGATCGCCGTAGCCCTGAAACCACTTTCCACCATAGCGCACGTCATAGCGACCACCGGATTCCGGCCCCGCAATGTGGTCGAGTAATGCCCGGCCCTCTACCGGAATAGATGTGTTGACAGCCCCCAACTGGTTGACGCCAAGAGCCTGCGCCTGCAATTCAAGCGGCAAAGTATCGAGACCACGGCGATGCTGTGCAACCAGTTGGTTTGCGTAGATCTCATGTGCGCCCTTCCCATCGCCGCGCGCCATGGCCTGCGCCATTCCCATGCCAACGAGCGGATCGGTCGGAGCAATCTTGCCGCTGGCGAGGTTGTCTTTGAGCAGCGTAACGTCCTCTTTGCCCGCCTGAATTTTTTCGAGAGAGTCGGCGGTGAGGTATTGCAGCCGTGCCATGCCATGCGCGTACAGCCGGTTGCGGTCCATCTCGCTGAGGTTAGGGTTTTGCAGCACGCCCTCGGTCAGCGCCTTTTGCGCGTCGCCCTTGCCCTTCTTGGTGAAGGTCTCGTCGATGTGACTGACTAGCGCCTCGCCCTGCAGCAGGCTTTTGAAACTTTTGACCTCAAGGTCGATCTGGTCCTGCGGCATCTTGAACAGCGGATTGCTGCCGAGCGCCTGATAGGACGCCTCCATGCGCTCAAGGGAACGCTTGAACTCCGGCGTGTCGGTGCCGCCGGGCTGCCGGGCAAGACCCTGCAGTGTGTTCTTCTGGTCGGTGATGGTGGCCTGAATCGACTTCTGCTGGTTGGTGACGTCCAGATTTGCGGCAACGTTGGTGATCGCGTTACCGTGCTGGGTCTGGACCTGATCGGCCTGCTGCCGCAGCGCCTCGCCGACCTCGCCGCCGCCGTGCTGCTGCAGATATTTTGCCTTCCACGAATCCGCCGCGGTCTTGAAGGCTGCCGGGTCGGTTGGGTATTGCTGATGCAGGTCGTTCATCTCGGTCGAGATGATGTTGCTGTGCTGGGCAAGCGTGCCGGCCTGCACCGCGGCATGGTATTGCTCGCCCGCGCGGCCGAAGATCAGCGAGTTTGCCGGGTTCTCGACATTGACCGAGCCGTCGGCATTCAGCGTGACTTTCTGCCGCTGCAGATCATCGGCGGCCTGCTCTTTGGCTTGCTTGGTCGCAATGTCCATCGTCGCATCGGCGACCTTGCCCATCGCGGACGCCATGCGGTCGGTCTCGCCGATGATGTCCTGCCGCGAGACCGACGATGTCGGCGCGGCTGAGGTGACGATGCGGTCAGGGACGGCTGGGAGATCGACCATCAGCCACCGCCCGGGAATTTAAAGCCTGCTATGCCTTTGGCGACGCCTGCCGCCGCGCTGACACCGCCCGCCAGCAAGGCATGGTCCGCAGCGGAGCGGTAATACATCGCGTCCGCCGTGTCCTGCCGCGACTGCGCCAGAATGCTGTTGACCGTGATGCTCTTCTGATCCTCGCCGATCGCCGCCGCATTGTCGCGCACCGCCACGCCGGTCGGCGAGTTCGGATCGGCACGCGCTGCGGCCCGCACCGCCTCGATATTGCCGAGCGTGGTGTTGAGGCTGCGGGTCATCTGCCCGCCGGTCTGCGCGGCTTTCAGTTCGCCGTACTTCGCGGCGTTGTCGAGCTTGTCGGCCTGATAATTGTCGGCCGTGGAAACGCCTTCGGCCTGCAGCATGGTTGCGTAGGCCGACAGCCCGATCGAGGCCAGCGAACTTCCGCCCGCAGCAGTTGCGCCCGAGGCACCCATTATGCGGCTCCGTTCATAGGCTGACTTCCATGCCAAATTCGACGATGGTTTCCGGGCCCGGCGTATCCTTGATGAAGGCCACGCGCGGATCGAACGAATGACCAGACGGCCGCCACGATTCCACGGTCTCGCGCTGTTTCGGCGGCTTCGTTGCGTCATCGTCCTGGTTCCACGCCGGCACGCGCTTGATGCTCATGGGCGTACCGAGCGGAGGTGATGTCGCAGTCTCCTTGCGACTGAACAGCTTCTGCAGCGTGAAGCCGGTCGAGTTCACGACATGGACCGCAAAATTCGAGATGCGCCGCTTCATCATGCGTTGATGCATGTCGACACCGGATTGCGCAGCCGGCGCGAACGGTTCGACTGTCATGGTCCACGGCTGCCCCGCAACCAGCGACGCAACGTTCAAATCCTCGCCGCCGTTGAACTGTGGAATGATGAAGCCGTTGACGTCGACCTGATACGTGCCCATCATGCGGGTGCCCTGATCCATCAGCGATACCGGATCGGCAGCCCACCACATCGGCCCCTTGCCGACAGGAGGAGCGAAGCTGAGCGGCGGGTTGTTGATGGGAAACCCAGCATCGAGATACAGCGTGTCGTCGAGGACTTCGCAAATCGCGTTGTTGAAATAGCTGGCCGTGAACAACACGTCAGCGGCGGAAGCCGAAATCCATGTCACCGCGCCAACGCCCGACCACGGCCCCCAGCCGACCGCCTGATCCGACTGCACGCCTTGCAGCGTGTATTTGCCGACCGCCATGCTGCCATCGGCGTTGAGCACATAGGCGTATCGCTCATTGAACGTGCCGTCGGCGGTCGGGACTGCGATGGCGATGATGTTCGAAAACAGATGGCTATGAAAGTCGCTGAGATTCTTGGTGTTGAACGGGCGGTAGTAGGCGCCGGACGCAATGACCGCCATCACGCTGTTCTGCCCGGCATTCACGTACAAAATGATTTCCTGCGACACACGCGGTTGCACCTGCGCACAGCCGTCGCTCGACAACGTCTGGAATCCGACGCTGCCCGGCTTGAGCGGATTGGAGGCGTCGATCTTGATGTAATAAAGCTTGCGATCGCAGAACACGAATTCCGAGGATTCCGGACCCGGGACCACGTAATAGACCCGCACTTTGTCCGGTGCGATCTCGAATATGGCGTCGGCGGGATTCGGGCCGACATAAAGATCGGTCGGCGAGTTGATCGCGGACCACGCAATGCCGCCCGGCACTGATGGGAAATCGCAGAAGCCGACCCGGAACTGATCCGAGAACACCGACGCGGGATAGCCGCGATAGGCGTTCATGACCTCCTCGTCCCACAGCGTCACGCCGATGGTCGGGTTGTCGATGGCTCCGGCGGCGCCGACCACGATGCTGCCGGCCGGCCCGACAACCGTTTCGCCAGTGACGAACGATACCGTCTCGACTTGAGCAGAACCGCCCGGCGGAAGCGCGCCGCTGATGCTGACGCTGGTCGAACTTGTCGTGATCAGTTGGACGTCGATTGCGATGGCGCTGATCGCGGTGACGATTCCCTTGGAGCCGGATGTGCCGCCGATCACAACATCGCCAATAGAAAAACTTGCGCGCGGATCGGTCGCTACCGCTAAATCCTGGTGGCCCGGCAGGGACTCCTCGATCGTGACGACGGCAAGCTGACTGCTGGTCACGGCGGTGATCAGCATTTGCCGGCCGACGAACCGCATGCGGGTGCCGACGTGTCCGGCAACGAACAGGGCGGCCGACGCGAAAAGGTTGACGCCGGCACCGGTGCGCTGGGTCGGCAACAGCGTGATGCCCTGCGGGCTGATGCGATAGAACGGCGTCCGCTTCTGGTTCGCATTCATGAGTTCGGAAAAATCGGCGATGGTCCAACTCGCCGGCGTTACGCCATCCCAGGTCAGCACCTGCGGGATCATGCCGGGAAAGGTGACGTAGACTTTGAGGCCGAGTTGCGCGTACACGACATCCTTGCGCGTCGCATTCGTCCATGGCACGGCGGCGCCATTGCCCTGGACCGGGATGCTGATCAGGCCTTGACCGTCCGCGCTATAGATGCCGAGGAGGTGGTCGCCGAACACGAATTTGAACGTGTTGCCGGGCGACATCGTGACTTCTTCGGTGCGGGAGCCGTTCTGGAACGGCATGATGGCGCGGCGGCCCGGGCGGTTTTGTACCGCGCCGGAATTGAGGATGCGGGCATTCGACATCTGCCGCAGGCCCGTTTTGCGCGCCGGATGGTCGTCGGAGCGCTTAAGCGAAACGTCAATTTCGCCGGATGAGAAGTCGCGCTGCGATCCCTGAATTTGCCGAGGCATCGGTCACCTCAATTCGGGGTGCCAGTGCCGGACCAGCCGGTCGGTATACGGGTCCACGGCCGGCGAACACGACGCGAAGCGGTCATGCGAGAGTTGAACATCGCCCGTTTCGGCTTCTGCATGTCGTGGCGGGACCGCGCCTCGCGCAGCATCTGCATCGCTGCGGACCAAAGCTTGTCGGCCTCCGCGGTGTCGGAGTGCAGGCCGCGATAAATGCCGGACATCACGAGCGCCTGCAGCGCCAATACCACGGTCGGGGTCGCAAAAGTCGGGTCGGAGTTGGTGGAGAAGATGCCCTTGATCGTCACCGGCAGCGGCGTGGCGGGTGGTGACGGAGGCGGTGGGCCGCCCTGCGAATTCACCACAAGCTGATCGGCCAGCAAGTCCCACACGCAGGGCCGGTCGTTGATCCGCACCAGGATGAGATGCACGAGATCGGCCGGCAGCGGATACGCGGTGTCGAATTGGGTGTCGGCCGGTGCGGTCGGGGATGGCTGCAGGGTCCGAACATCGGTCAGCCACGACCACGAATGGTTTTCGCAACAATAGGCCAGTCCGCGTTCATAGGCGGGTGAGGCGGCCTTCCATTCCTCGGAGCCGTCATCGGCAACGGCAACAAGATCATCGCCGGTTTGAGACAGCGACGAGTTAATCAGTTCGAGCTTGCCGAGGGGCCATTCGAATGCTGCCATGCTGCACGCTCTGCCGGAGAGGCGTCATCCGCAACGCACCACGAAAAAGGCGGCCCGTAGGCCGCCCTTACGTCGCGTGGATCATCCTTGGGAGGATTACTGAGCGGCGCCCGCGGGGATCGGGTCAGCGGCTACCGCGTTGGGGACTGCCGCCGTTTGAGGCGCGGGAGTGAGGCCGATGCGCCTGTCAGCTTCCGCCTGTTCTTCCGGCGTCAGCTTCAGGAATTCCTCGCGCTTTTCTTTCTTGGTCGGGCGGCGCGCAGCGGGATCGGGCTGTGGCGGCGGGGAGGCAACCAACGCCTCGTCGGCGGCGACCTGATCGGCGACGGCTTGCTCTTCGGCCTGCTTTTTGCGGAACGTTGCAAGACGTTCGTTCGCGTCAGCAACCGCCTTGGCATGCTCGTCGATCGCGGCCTGTTCCTCGGGGGTGGCCTGCAGCGGTTCGGCGCCCAGCCAAACGGGCGCGACGGGAGGCGGCAGGCCACGGGACTTGGCGATGTCGACATCGCGGTTGTATCGGTCGGACAGTTGCTTGCGCGCCGCGGCAGCGTCATCCGCGTTCCACGGCTGCATGCTCCATTCCAGCGGATGACGGCCGACCGCGCTTTGCGCATCGACTGCGTAGGGGAAGTCCTGCGGACCATCGACGACGTGATAGGCGACCGCCGACATATTGGAATCGATCTGGACAGGCATGGGTCAATCCTCGGGTTAAACGTCGATGCCGGCGCGGCTGATCCACGACGTGACCGTCATCGACGGTGTGGTGCCACCAGCGATCAACCGGCATTTCAGATAGCGGTAGTAGATGCGGCAGGACAGGTTCGTGAACGGCTTCTGCTGCAGCATGCCGGCGAGACCGGTCGGTGGGACCGTCGGCGTGGCGCCGAGCAGGGTTGCGATCACGCGGTTGGCGGCGAGCGCTGCGAAATCGTAGAAAGCGAGCAGCTCGACATTTCCGTTACCGAACGCTGCGTCGTTCGATCCCAGCAAGGCGAGTTGATAGGTCTCGTCGGTAGTGGTGAAATCGAGCGCCGTGATGTCGATGCTCCAGATGCCGTCGGTGCGCCCGACGGCGGAAACCGGCTTGGCGCCGCCGAGATCGATGATGCCGGAATTGAGGTTGTTGAGGTATCCGGTCGCGGTCAGCGTCTGGGTGTCCGTGAACGCGAGCGATGCGTCGAACGGGCACGGAAATTCGCTGATCTGCGAGGGAATGGCGAGAGGGGTCAGGGCCATTGGGAATTCTCCTTAGGCCACGATGGTGGCGTTGGTGACGGAATCGAGCCGGGCGAGCGCCTTGGGGTGTTCGCGGGCGAAGCCGAAATCCCACTTCACATGAGTGGAATCCTGCGGCTGACCGATGACCGGTCCCTCGGGAACAACCGTGATCGGGGTCTGCTCGATGCAGTAAAAGCCGCCGGGCCGGAACGAGACGCAATAGACCGACGAGGTGACGGCAGAGCCGCCGCCCGACGCCACTTCGGTGAAGGGCAACAGGTCCGGTGAATCGTCCGGCTCGTAACCGAACAGAATCGGCAGGCCCTTGAACTTGATGATGCGGCGGCCGAAATCATCCTCCGCGTAAGCCACGGTCTGGTTGACCAGCGTATTGTTGCGCGCCGCGGTGTCCCATTGCGGCATCAGGGCCCTGGGCATGATCCAGTGCGTCGGCTTGTTGACGCGCCAGTACAGCGCATCCATGTTGGCGAGCGACAGTGCTGCGCCGCCGGAGGCCGCCGAATTGTGGATGTTGTTGCCGGTCGACGCCGTGGCGTCGAGGCAGCGAACCTGAATGCCGTTCGGAGTGCGGACGTTCGAGGAATGGTCCGACTTGATCAGCCCTTGCGAGAAGAATTGCCCGAGCGCGGTCGATACGAGTTGCTCTTGCTTGTACTTTCCTTCCGGCCCGAGGCGGTCGATCACGGCGCGGTCGACGAAGATGTACTGGTCGAGGAAGAAGGTATCCTCCTCGCGCAGGTTGAAGGTGCCCTGCCCCTGACCGCCGGCCTCGTTGAGACCGCGCTGGGCCACCGTCGGCAGCGTCGCGATGTCCATATAGGCGCGCTTGCCGCGTTCGGCCGGGAGCACCGGGCACGCCATCATGACGTCCGACTCCCGGACCATATTCTCGACGAAGGTTCGAGTCGGATCGTTCTCCGGGATCGACTTGTAATACTGGATGAAGTCGGTCGGGGCGGTGATGGTGGTGGTGAGCGAAACCATTTAGAAGTCCTCCGTCTAGGCCGATTTCCGGGCGCGCAACTGATCCTGCGCTTGGCGCTGTTGTGCGAAACTCATGTCCTTGAAACCCGGAATTTCCTTGTCGTCCGGCGCAACGCGGTGCTGCTGCGAGAATGCAGCCGAGCCCTGCGATGTCGTTTTGGTGATCAGGTATTCGATTGCTTCGACATGGCGAGCGGCAACCATCATCTCTGCAAGAGCAGCCGCGTGGCGCTTGTCGGACGTCCCGTCAATTCCGGTAAGCCATTGCGTCGCGTTGTCGACGCGGGCGGTGGCGGTGGCGCCCAGCTTGCCGATTTCAGCCTTTCGCGCATCCGCTATTCGCGCGTCGGCCCCAATTTTGTCGGCGGCATAGAGGGCGACCCACTGCGAGAATTCGTCCTGTGTACGACCTTGCGCGTGCGCCAGATCGCGGGCCTGTGCCAGCAGCGGGTCACTCTCGTCGAACGTGAACGGGGCAACACCATCCGGCATTTTAAAGTCGGCAGGTAGGCTGGCCTTGTAATCTTTTGGCGCATCCGGGAGCGTCGCCTTGCGAACATCTTCCGCGGCGACGCGAACCTTGAGACCGTCGCGCTCTTTCAGATCTTTGGCGAGCGCGACCGGATCGACCTTGAGCGCTTTCGCTTCCGGGTCCCAATAGGAATCGGGGATGCCTTCGGGGCGCTCAGTCGTCGCGGTCGTAGCCGGGGACGCGGGTGTCTGCGGTGATGCGGCGGCCACCGGGGTTGCGGGCGGGGCCGACGCGGCGGGGCTCGGGGCCGGGGACGACAATGGGCTGCTCACCGTCGCCGGTGTTGATGCCGCTGGTGTTGCTACTTCGCCCGCCACTTTCCAGAATTCCCTTTGCCATGAGGCCGATCAACTTCGCAGCCAACATCCTTTCTCCCTGATCGGACCGCAACGCACCGTCGGTGTCCGCAGCCAAAACCGTCATCAGCCGGCGTTGCAGAAACACGTAAACCGTTGCGCCGTCGGGCGTGCGAGCAAAACGGTCGAGCGCTTCGTGACATTCAGCGGTGGTCGGATGAACTTCGGTCACGCGGCAGGCCCCGGTGTTGCATCGCCGGGATCGCCGACATGGCGGGCGCCGGCGAGCTTGGCCATGTTGTCGACGGCTTGCTTAACCTGGTCGAGCGGCCGTAGCTTGATCAGCGTCACTTCGGTTTCGTCGAGCCACGCTTCCATGGTCTTGCGGCCATCGACGTTGATCTTGAACTCCTCCGGGAACATGCCGCCCAGCGTGCCGGCGGTGCGGGATGCTTCCGCCACGGCCTGCAGCTTGGCTGCGGCCTGCGCCGGATTGCGGGGCAGCATCGCCACGGCACGGCCGTCGATGGTGAGGGGCTGGATCGTCTGCGACTTCTCCAGCAAATATTTGTAGCGCAGGAAAATCTGACTGAGGTCGCGCCAGAACGAAAGCCCGGGCGTACCGATGCGGCGCTGCATGCGCGCTCGCTCGTCGAGCCATTGCGTTGCGGTCGGCGGCGTATCGCCGGTTTGCTCCGGTAGGTCGACATAGAACAGCTTCTGCAGCTTCTTCAGCTTGGCCTCGTAGGCATATGCCGCGCGGTCAGCCGGTGGGACATCGTAGATTTTCTTGATCGCGCCTTCCGAGCCCGGCCGGATCGGATAGCCGAATCCGGATTCGAAGCCCTGCTCGACCGCGGCAAAGCTGTCGTCCGGATAGGTCACCGGCGGGCGCAGCGCCAACTCGAAGTTTTCCTGCAGCATCAGTTCGGCTTCGTCGATCTGGCGCAGCGACGGCAGACCCTGGATCAGCGGCCCGAGCGCGAATGGTGAATCCGGCGTCGGGTTGAAACGTCCAATCCACAGCGGGCAGCAGCCTTCGCCCTTGATTTCGACGTGGTGCACGAGGTTGTTGCCGGTTTTCCCGACCATGACGACGTGCTGCCAGACCTCGTCGCTCTTATCCGCCCATTTGCGCCAATAGCCCCAAACGACCTGGGTGCGCTCCTTGGCCTTCTCGCCGATTTCCTTTTTCAGGTCGCCGCTCATCTTGGCCCAGATTTCCTCGCCGAGAAGCTCGCGGACATGGACGTTGCGGGTTGATCGCGTGACGAAGCGATCATCGATATCGCCATAGGGGCCGAGATTGACTTCCAGTTCGCGCAGTGGGATTGCCGAAACAACGATTGGCCTCGCGGCATGCGAGCGGTCGATCCACAACCCAACCGTTCCGATCGCCAGATCAGGATAGAAGCCCTTTGCCACCTCGGGGTAGAGGTTCGATGCCCGCATGGCGTTGAAGATCGCCAGATCGTTTGCCTTGGCGGTATTCTTGACCTTGTCCCAAACGCCGTCGGGCAGGTCCATGCCGCGGCCGCTCACGCACCACGGCTTGTCGGGCGACATGAATGCCTGAACCACTTCGGTGGTGAAGTCGCCGCAAAGAATGAATGCCTCGTCGGTGTTGAGTTCGGCTGCGTCTTGAATGCGCGAGTTAATAAGCGCAGTCGATTCCATCTGGCGGTTGCGGTGCGGAGAGGCGAAGAAATAGCACTCGCGGAAGTCCATTTCCCATGGGCCCTTGATCGCCTTGGCGGCGGCGCGACGGTCGCGGGCTTCGGTTTCGAGCGCGGCGTCAGCGCTGGGCGGTGGCGCTTTCGGGGGAGGCTTTGCCATCACATCCCCGCGGCCGGCGGCGCCATCGACATGCCGGTGCTGGACAGCGCCAACCGGGTGCCGTAGCGGGTCATCATGTCGGCGGTGTCAGCCCGCGCCTGCGATTGAAGGCCTTCGATCAAGGTTTTCTGCGCCTGCGCCTGTTCGGCCGCAAGGTTCGGATCGACAGCTATCTGGGGCGCACTGGATTGGCCCATCGTCGCGCACAACTCCACCTTGAGCGACGAGATGGCGGAAAAGCGCGTCGGGCCGCAACGCACCGCAGCGCACCCCGATCAGGTGGCTCACCGCGGTGGTGCAGAACAGGCCGAGCCGCATCCAGGGCAGGTTGTCGTCGCGCACCTCGATGGTGACGGTGGCGTTGCCGGTGACGATCGCGGCGATGATGGATTGCGCGGACGGGCCATCGACCAGCACCTTCAATCGCGTGCGGCGGAAACCGACGTCATACACCCACCACTGCGACAGTTCGGGAATCCACGCCAGCGCCGAGACGTGCTTGAAATGCCCGAGCGCGATCATGGAGAAGAAGCGGTTTTCAGCCTGCCGGTGGAACACCACGGTCCAGCGCGCAGCCTCGATGCCGAATGGCGGGACTTCACGCATCTGACTTGGAAAACAATTCCAGTAGATCGTTGGCGCGCTCCTGCGCATCGACAACTTCCGAAAATGGGCGCAAGCATTCGACTGGCACCATCAACCTGAAAGATGAGCACGGAAGGCTGGGCCTCTCGCCGGCAGCCCTCGGCTTGATGGGAAACGGGATAACGTCGGCAGTCATTGCAAAGCCCTCCAAATCACTCAAATTCTAACACATCACGCGGTTACCCGGCGCATCGACTTGCGGCGGTTCCAGACCTGGGTGGGCTTCATCTCACCGATCGGCCGCAACCCGATCATCTTGCGGCCCTCGCCAAGGCCGAGGATGCCATACTGCTCGGCGTCGGCCGGATTCGAATAGCGGTCTTTCTTGGGCCGCAGCACGCCGTCATCCTCCTTGACGAGGTGGTAGCGGCCCGCTTTTGCGACCTTGAGCGTGCGGCAAAGCGGTGACAGCACGTATCGCGGCGAGCCGTCGTGCATCTCGTTGTGCACCGAGGTGACCGCGGACACCCGGGTCTCGATCATGTTCTGCTTGAGTCCCGGCGGCGGGCGCACCTTCATGCCGTTCGCTTCGAAGATATCATAGGCGGTGCGCTCGTCGGCCTGACCCTTGTCCTGCCCTTTTGGATCGCCCCAAAAGTTGACGTCGGGCATGTTCCAGAGCGGATACTTGTCGGCGAGGAAGCGGCGGACCTTCGGCGCAAAAGTGACCGCGCCCTCGTTCCTGCCGAGCAGCTCGTATTGCACATAGACCCGGTTGTTCGCGGCCTGCATGAAAATCGCAGCGGGCTGGCGCCCGAAATCCAGACCGACCGTCAGCGTAACGCTGGGAATCGGCCGCAGCGGCTCGCGAGCGACGTGGACCTCGACCACAAACTCCGGATAAACCGGCGAGCCATCGACCACCAGCGCCACCACGTTGCGTAAGCGCGAGTCGATCCACGGTTTCTTTTTCGAGAACAGCTGCTTTTCGTAATAGCCCTTTGGCAGGTTTTCGATGTTCTCGGCGGCAGGATTGACGTCGTAGCGCTGGATGACCTTGTGCTCGTCGCGCACCTCGACGACCGCCGGCGGCTGCTTGTGAAATCCCCAATGGCTGGGCCACACATAGGCCGCCCGCTCGTCATCAGTCAGACCCGGCGGCTCGTCCACCTGCCCGGTCATGATCGCCAGCCAGTGATCCTCATCCGGCGCGTTGGCGTCGGCAATGATGCCGTGCCATTCCGAGCCGCCGTGGTCGGCGCCGGGGTAGCGCAGCCGCGACGTGCCCTCGTCGAACAATTCCTTCTCGATAAAGGGGATTTCGTTGAAGGCGCCGCCGGTGTATTCGGTCGAGCGCAGCTTTCGAACATCCTCCGGCTTGTCGAGCGCGAGGAAGTCGATATCAAGCGACACCCCGCCGAAGCGTATCTTGTGCGACGGCGGCTGACCCCAATTGAACCGGCCATAGATGTGTTCGGGAAACATCTCAAGCCAAGTCCGGATCGTGGTCGTTTTCAGGTCCGGATAGGTATTGCGCGCCATGAACCAGCGTGACATTCGCAGGCCGGTGATCCTCGATATCCGCTGCTGTTGCGCGTGCCGCATGATCCGCGCGCACAGCGCCCGCGTTTTCCCGGAACCGAGCGGCCCCTGGATGATATCGACCTCGCGGTCGGACAGCACGAAATCGCAGACCTTCGTGCCTGCGACCAGCTTGAATTGGGCGCGACCGTCGGTCATTCCACCACCGGAACGGCCTTGAAGCCGCGAGCCCATAATTCGGCGAGGATGTAATCGGTCCAGCGCTCCGCGTCATCCCGCCCGGTGTTCTTGAAAGTGAGCGCGAGTTCAATCAGCGCCTCACGCGCACCGTTGCCAGGATTGCGCGCCACATCACGACGGGGGAGATCGATAATATCGGCGGTCACGAGAAAACCCGCGCGATATTTAGGGCTGTAATATTTCCCGGAGGTCCCGATGGTTTGGGGGAGAAGCGTGGGGGTGGATTACCAGCGCCTCGATCGGCGGCCGAATTTACCCCCCGGCCTCGTTGCGAGCGGGTCCTGCGATTGCGAGGCCACCCCCGGCCTCGGTCGCCACTTCGCGTATTGCTGCGCTGCACGTTACCCACGGTCCCCACCATCGTCAGGACCGCGGTTCAACGTTATCAACGGCTTACCATCATTTGGGCTTAACGGGGCATTAACACCGCCCTGCACAATGACGATCTGCAGCCCTGGAAGGGCCTGAGAACCGCGGCTGACCTGCGCTTCATCATCGATCTGCTCAAGCCTCGCGACGGCTTGGACGCGCGCCATTTGGTTCGTGGTCTGATCGCGCACTTCGACCAATGTGTGAATGTTTCGAGCACGTTCGCTGGTACGCAACACGTCCAACTGCGCCATGTAGTACGCTTTGACGGGAGGCTTACGCAGCGCCTTGTAAAGCCCGTGCTCGCTGATGCCTGCCTTTTGAGCCGCATCTGCGCGCTGGGAGCCGGACCACACCATGAGGTCGATTGCGACACGGACCTTGCCGGTTACACGCTCGATTTTGTCCGCTTTCGGAGCGATGGCCGGCGGCTGCGACCTGCTATCCGTCTGCACTGGTACGATTGCGGATGGCATGTCGTCGGCCCTTGGCCTTCCTCATGGTCCTCGGTCGCAAGCTCCCTGCGGAAGGATTACGGGCGCGATGCGGGACGCGCGGGCTTTGTGGTCCCGTTTGGGGCGAGCCGCAACGCACCGTTGAGTTATGCAGCAGTGGCGGGCTTTTCATGCCTGTTGCGCTGCTACACTTTCGATAGCAGGGCGTTGCGGCGCGAATATGAACGTTTACACCTTGTGTAACCCATGGCCGCAGCCCGTCATCCCCTCCGATCGCACATCGTCACGCTGTTCCGGCGCGGCGAACTGGTATCGGTGCGAGAGGCTGTGCTGATCTGCGATGCGTCGCGGCAGGCTGTGAACCGGTGGCTGAGGCAGGCCGGCATTGATCTGGTCAGCACCAGGTTACGCTACATCGCCCGGCACCGGGACCGCGCCAGACGCATCGAGGAAGGCAGACCGCCGCGGCGCGGACCGACAAAGGCGGAATTGCGCAAGCAAGGCGAAAAGGCGGTGGTGGATTTCAACCAGCGTCAGGATCGTGCGGACCTTCCTCAGCCACCACGACGGTCCGATCCATGAACTTCGCGGAACCGCCGATCATGCTCTGGTAGATATCCTCTGCGGTCTGCGCGTTGCTCATATCCATTTGTAATTGCGCCAGTTCACGCGAGAGGTCGCGGGCCGCTAAGTCGCTGATCCAGACTTCGGTAAGTACAGCACCAGCCGCGTCACCGGCTGCGATGGATCGCCGGATACTGTCAGATATGCTCATGTTGCCCTCTTCTCCGCATTTATAGCACCGAAAAGGCGGTACGTGATAGCGGCCGGTCATCGCCTTAGCGATCTTACGGTATCTCTCGGAGCTTGGCTTCTTGCCCCGATTGCTAAGCCCGAGCGCGTGAAGAGCGGCGCGGCGAATCCGCATTCGCTTGCGAACAGCCCGCTTCTCCAACTCGACATAGACCGGATCGGTGGCTCGTATTTTCCGAATCCGGGCAAGCTGCCATTTGCGATGCTGGGTGGCCTTGCACCGCTTGCATCTCACGCGAGGCGCGCCGCGGCAAACCGTCTTGATCTTGCGTCCACAGCCCCTGCATAATCGGATATGCACACTCAAAGCGCCGTCTCCTTCTGCGCGGTTGCTGCTCTGGCCAACCGCTGCTTGCGCGATCGCGCTGCCTTCATCCGCTTGCGATCCTTCCGAACCCGCGCCATTGCCATCATGCGGGCATGCTCCGAACGTTTTTTCTTGCTCACGCCGACCCATCGTTTTTTGCGGCCTTCCCGCAAGAAGTGCCCGAAAACACGGTTCATAAGTGGCTTGCTTATAGGTGAAGCTGAATTGTTCATCCGCGCCTGATTTGCCTGCCTCACTTGGCACTTTTCCGCGATCTGCTTACGCATCTTTTCGAGCTGTTCCGCATCGGGTTGGGCGCTTAGCTTGATCGCGGCCGCACGCATCGCGTCAAACAACTTCTCGGGACCGAGTCGTTTGACCTGGGATGGTCCGAACACCTTGCCGGATAACCCCGGCGCAAATCCGGCCAGCACGTCGAAATCCTCGTAACGGATGCCGAGGTCACCGATGCGTGCACGGATCACGCCCATCAGTTCGGTGTAGCTGGTGACCTCGGCGGTGGTCATCGCTGATCCCGCAACTCGTACGAGCCGGCCGGAACGGTGAGCGTGCCACCATCTGGCGTATCGTTGAGCGCGCGCCTGAATGCGTCCGCATCCGTGCCGTATTCGAGAATGCACACCTCACCCGATTTTCGCGGGCCGGAACACCGCGCAAGCTCGAGCCCGACGTCGACAGGCAGCGCAACGGTCGCCAATAGCCCAGCGATGAATCCGCGGCGGTTCACTCCCCCGCCCTCCTCAGCACGCCGAACGAATTGTTCCGGATCAGGCAGCCGTCGACTGATAGCGTGTCGACGGTCATGCTGCGCGCGTGAACGTTCTGGATCACGCAGCGCAGCGACCAGCGCGCCTCCGAAATCTCATAACCGACGGTTGCCGCAACGGCCGCTAAGACCACCAAACTCAGAATGGTCAGCTTCATTCCCCCGCCTCCTGGTATGCGGGGCGGTCGAAATTGGCGCGCATCAACCGTTCCGTCCGCTTGAATTCGTCTATCGTCTCGCGGTCGACCGGATCGCTGACATCGAGGCCGCGGGCCTTGAACCAGCGCTTGATCTCGACAATGTCGTCGACAAGCTCGCTCATGACCTGCTTGCGGCGTTCCAGATCAGTGCTGGCCATCGACCACACCGCCGTACTGAGGGGTGAAAATCCCGGTGGCCGGGTCGACATGGAAAAAGCATGTCCCGATCTTGCCTGCGCCGATTTCGCGGACCTTGGCGCTGACCACCTTGGCGGCGTTTTTCTCGGCATCCCGCGATATGATCAGCCCATTGTCGCACTTGTTGAACCAGTTCATGGAGCCTTCGATATCCATCAACCCGACGGCCCGGCCGCCGCGCTCGTTCACGGCCTTGGTGGGGTGTGCAACCATGATAAACACCACCGGATAGGCGCGGCAGAACGCCTTGATCTGCATCAGGCAGTCGCCGATGTAGTCCGTCATCAGCATGTCGCGGGGCTTGGCGCGGTCCAATTCATTCCATGGGTCGATCATCACAATCTCGACGCCCTCGCGCTCCACGGCCCGCTCTGCCCGTCTCAGCACCCACGACAGGTCGTGCGGCGGCTCGTCCGGCCGGGTCGCCAAAGAGGTTTGCACGAAACACTGCCGGTCGGCGAAATAGCTAAACCTATGATCGTCACCGGGCCACATCAGCCGCAATTTTTCGAGCAGATGCCCCTCATTTTCGGGCACGTACAGGAACGATTTTACGCCGCGTTCGCTCGCCAGTTTGAGCAGCGCATTGAGCAAAAATGTGGACTTGCCGTGGCCCGCGATTCCGGTCACGACGATGAACTGCCCGAGATAGAATTTCAGGATTTCGTCGAGTTCGGGCCAGCCGACGCCGAACGCCTGCTTGGCGATAGATCCCCGCTGCGGCAGGTTCGACAGGGCGAAAAGCCCCTCGTCGCGATGTTCGCTAAGCGCGATAATTTCGGCCATCAGATCACCCCTGGGATTTTGCCGTTCCATTTAAATTCAGTGTTGGTTTCCGCGCGCGCGGCCTTGGCCTTCACCTCGCGATTGCGTTTGGCGAGTGCGCCCTTGACAGCGTGGAACCAGTTCGATCCCTCAGTTTCAGCCCATTTGCTGAGGGAAAGAAGCTCGGCACGGAGGTCGAGATGGCTGTAGGCCAACGCCCATCCGTCGAGATCGCGCTGGTTGAGGCGGATCACTCCGTCCTCGAATGCGTAGACCTTTGCCGTCACCGCGCCAGCGGTATCTTCTTTCTTATCTTGGTCTAAGGTAAGTGGTTGCTCTGGCAATGCTGTAGCAATGCTAGAGCTTTGCTTGTTCTCAGCCTTAGCTTTGCCGCCTTTCTCGCCCGCCTTTGCTCGCGCCTCGTAACTCTGCTTCGCGCTCGCCAAGTCTTTCTCGACACGCCCATGTCGCCACCCTGGTCCGAAGAACCTTTCGAGGATCGGTCGCATCTTCTTCCACTCGCCGCGGGTCATGCAGGCGATGGCGGCAAGTTGCTCATCGTCGTCCGGCAGATCGCCCGTCGACCAGTGATGGAACAGCAGCAGCAGATAGGCGCCGTGGCCCGCCGCGCGCAGATGCCCGGTGTCGCGCTTATAGTCCCCGATGTGAACTGGCATTTTCGGAGGATTCACGTCCCCTCCCTCGCCAGTTGATCCGCTCGGGCGGCGCCAGATTGTGCCGCAGCACGTCTTGCCATCTTGGCAGCGCGCTTATCTTTCGCGGCGATGATGGTTGCGAGGTCGCTTGCCAGCGGTGATGATCGGCGGTCGCGAAGCCTTCCCCACGCCTCGCTGATTTCTTCAATCGTGCACGGCCTGCCGATACGTGTTATGATCGCGACGAGAGTTGCCTCAACATCGACTGATATTCCGCGTAGGCGCGGGCGTCCGCGTTTGTCAGTTTCAGATACATGGATTGGCGCGCTGCCCCAGCGTCCCTTCGCATTAGGGTCGCCAATGAAGTACCGTTTTTGCTCATCTCGCTTAAGCGAGCCAACACGGACCCCGTTGCGAAGCGCGTTGTAGAGCCGGACACCAAGTCTGTGATCATAACAAAGCCTCCATGGCGCGGCTTCCTTGCCGCAAAGCGGGCACTGCCAGGCGAGAATGCGTTTTTGCTGCAGCGGAGTTTTCATCCCCTCCCCCGCTGCATTTCCTCAGCTACTGCGAGGGCTAGATCGGTAGCGTGGGGGGCGGATGGAAACGCTATGGTCCCTTGCCGTGTTTTCCACGCCGCAGTGACAGCGCCAGAACCGGGGAATAGATCGTCGATGGTGTCTCCCGGCAGCCACCCGAGAAGATCGAGAATCCAGTGAGCGAACGCTGCAGGCTTCCTGCCGACGAAAGTCTGACCGGATCGAAGTTCGCCCTTTTGCATGGCGTATCGCGGCTGGCCTGCCGGCAGCGGCTCTTGCTTCGTGACGATGAAATCTGCCGTTCGGTTGCCAGTGTCGGCATAATCGCGCCCGCCGCAAAATATCACCGGCTCGAAATGCTTGCGAACGGGTACGGCCTTGCACATAGGTAGAATTGTGCGCAGGCTGCGCTCGCTAAGGCTCAGCGCCCATCCGTCCGGGTATTCCGCCTGCAGGCGCCCGATCAGCGCTTGATGCGTGTCCGGCTTGTCCCAAATCATGGCGTTGGGATGATGCGCGCGGTAGTATTCCGCCCGGCCGAGATACGGAGGATCAGCATAAGCGAAGCTCTTCATGCCCGCACCTCAACCGTATCCCGCCATTCATCCTTCGCCCGGTTGTCCTGCAGGAGTTGTGCGTTGTGCTGCTCAGCAACTATCCGTTCTGCGATATCCCAGCCGGGAAGGCTTGCGAGGGGTGAGCGCGTTACAGCGGATGGGCGGCATAGTGGACAGGTGCAGATCATGACGGAAACCCGTTATGTTCGACGCCATCGAGAAGCCGCCCGGCCTTTTTCTTTCCTAAGCGCGTGTAGAGCGTATGGTTTGTTTTGCCGTCGCCGAAGGCAACTGATTCATTTGGTGAGAGGTCACGCAGGTCTATATTCGTTCCGGGGCGCGTCTCGCTGGTATGCTCACCCCATTGCTTGAACAGGTACGGCACGCCAGCAGCGGCACATTGATCGCGTAGCGATTGATGCCACTCGTGATGGGATGGCCGCGCCCCGCCGCCGGATTCGCCGCCGCTGATTACCCAATGAATTTCTGGCGGCGGTTCCGTGAACTGCTTGCGCCAACCGTCATTGCCTTCAAGATCAGTTTTCCAGAGATGGAGCGGTCCCGAGCCGGTGTAGTGTTGGCCGCAGCGCGTGAGGTTGACGGGTCCAAGCAGCGGCTCGCATGATAAGAACCGAATGCGCGCCGGAATTTTGCAAAGAACCGGAATGCGGCGATTGGCGTTAGGTTGATCTTCGACCGTCGTTCCGAGCCACACATTTTGATAGCCATCCTTCCAGTCGGATGGTAGCATAAGTCCAATGTTTTCGGGCCTTTTTGTCAACAGAAGCCAATCAAGTTCTGGTGTCTGGCGGATCAATGCAAACAAATCTTGCCGCGCTCCATCGGGAGCTTGATTGTCGAAAACATCGGCGAGCGAAGCGCAGAACACGCGCGGACGTTTCCCGGTTTCGCGCGCAGCCTTCGCCCATGCCAGTGGATTTTTCCAATTCGCTGGTGACGTTCGCTTGCGCGGCGCGTGCGGACCCCACGTTCCGCCGTTCCATTTGCGATGGGCGTTCTGCGTTTCCGCATAGCAATGGTCGCAGCCGGGCGAGACCTTCTGACATCCGATCCACGGATTGAACGTGTGATCCGTCCATTCGATTTTTGAGTTTTCACCCATGCGTTTCTTCCCCCGCCTTGAATTCTTGGGCGCTGGGCAAAGGGCGAATTGTGACGCGGACGCCTTCGATGTCGGCCCAATCCATTGCGAACTTGCGGACGTATCGGTTGCTGTCGCCTTCGATGATCTTGTGCTTGACGAGAAGGTCGGTCGTCGCCTTCTCCCTGTTCATGAGGTCCATTTCCCGCAAGGTGTGCGGCTCGGCGACCTCGATCAGCAGCGATACCTTTCCTTTGACCTGGGGAGGCCGCTGAGAGGCTAGGCGCCAGCCCGCCTCCTTGATCCATGCGTTGTATTCGGACGAGCGGTAGCGGCGCGCGCCGGTCCCAGCGAACAGGTTGTTTGCGGTCGGAGGAAGCGGGAGGCAGATCACCACCTCGTCAGGAATATGGAACGGCGCGCCCATCAGTGGGGACCGACGAGGGCGCAGCGGCCGTATCCGTGGCGGGAGGATGCGACGCCGCGGATTCGTAAAACCTTTTTGGTATGCTGGTTCATTTGTCCCCGCGTAAAACAAAATCCCGGCCCGGCTCTCCGGGTCGGCTGTACACTTTTACGCAACAATTTTACTGGTGAAGGGCTGACGCTCTCGCTATACTGCTACACTGCGAGAAATGCCCGTTAATCAACGCTTACTTACAAAGCTGAGGACGGCTGAACTTTCAGCTATCCTCGCTTTACGCACTCACGCCTACGCTACAAAATCACTGCCACCCGATGGTGACGTGCTGCGATAGCTTCCACAGGCCGAACACGATCCACGAACCGCCAAGCACAGCGATCAGCAGAAAGCCAATTGCGATCTCCGGCGGAATCCATCCTCGAAAGTCCATTAGCGGTCACCCCGTTTGAAATGTTCCCGCAATCGCTTGGACTGCCGGCGAAGCTCTGCGATCTTGGGCATTCGCGTTCGATACGGACGATGGGTAAAATGATGATCACGCCCATCTCATCGCGAGGACTCGCGGGCCGGAAGAAGTTCGGGAATGGGAGGATGCGGGCGGTCATGCGGGGTTACTCTTAAGGGTCGCGCGGGCGATTCCCTGAATCTCGACAACCCAAGCGTTATGTTCGGTTGGCGCTTCGTCGCACACCATCAGAATGTCGCGCAGCGCTTTCTCAGCGGTCAAATGCGCAGCAGCATCATCTTTCGCCCGCTCAATTACACAATCAACCCGCGAAACAGCTTCATCAAAGGTGAGCCCTTCCTTTGCAAGCTCCACCTCCAATTCAGGCCGGGACATGCGGAGGATGCGCTGATCTTCCGCGTCGAGCGGAGTGTCGTGGTAGGCGTGAAAGCGATCTTCGGTCACACCGCCGAACCCACCGCAATATCCGCAGAGTCCGCATCCGTTACAGGACGGGCAGCGCACCATGTCATCGGTCGGTTGCTTCGTGCTCATCTCACCTCACTCTCGTGCGAGATGGCGCCTGAGGATTTCGGCGAAGATGACGGCGAGCGCATCGCCAGACCATTTTTGCGTACCGGACAGGTAAAGCTCGGCATTGCGAACGCTGCAGCCGACAAGTGCTGCGACCTCTGCCGCGGTACCCTTCGGCCAGAGCAGGCGAGCGACGGCGCCGATGACCGATGCGAAGGATTCTTCGGTAGGCCGAAGTTGCCTACGGTCGATTTCGATGGCCCCTGCCACCTCCGCGCGCAAAACTTCACGCATACACCGCTCCTGATACGCAAAACGGAACTGGAAACTGAAATGCTCATGATTCCACGCGCTCCGGCTGGGCGGGCTCGGATTGCGGGGCGGTGGGGGGGGATGGCCACGGCAGATCGGGGCGGATTTCAGCCGGCGGAATGCCGGTCGCATCGGCGATCAGCAGCGCATATTCGGCGGAAACGGGGATTTCGAGGTTGAGCATCTTGCTCACCGTCTGCTGGCGACAGCGCAGCTTCTCGGCGAGCGCAGGCTGGGAACCGCAGATTTCGATGGCTCTGGCCACTTGGGGATGCTGATCCATGAATTCCCTCTTAAACCCGCTAGAGGGTTACGTCAACACCCTTGAAAGGGTCGTGCAACACTACCCGCACACGGGTAGAATGCCGGGCATGGGAACCATTGGCGAAAATGTCAGGCGATTGCGGGAAGCGGCCGGAATGTCGCAGGACGATCTCGCTGCAGCCGCAAAGACGACGCAATCCACCATCGACCGGATCGAGCGCGAGGAAGTGGCAAATTCCCGCTTCCTGCCGCGCATAGCGGGCGTCCTGCGCGTTCCCATCTCCGATCTAGACGAAACCTACGCCACCGGCGCCGAGCCGCCACGGCCTTCCCTGCCGCCAGTAGCGCAGATCGGCGCGGACCGGGATTTCCCGGTCTATACCGCTGCGGAAGGCGGTCCGGGCGAAATCATCCGGTCCGTCGATCCGGTAGACTGGTGGCCCCGCCCGATCGAGGTGCTGCGGGTCAAGGGCGCCTACGGCATGTATGTCGTGGGCGAATCCATGGTTCCCGAATTCGAGCCGGGGCAGGTTGCGGTTATCAACCCGAATCTGCCGTTCGTGGCTGGTAAGCCCTACATCTTCTATGCCGAGAAGGCTGGCGAGCCGCGCGCCACTGTAAAGCGGCTGCGGCGCGCTACCGGCGATACCTGGCACGTCACCCAGCACAACCCGAAGCACGATTTCACGCTGTCGCGCGGGCTGTGGACCATCGCGCACCGGGTTGTCGGCCGGCAGGACCCATCATGATTGCGCCGGTAGCAACCATCGCGCTCGGCCTGCTTACCTTGGCAGCAGCAATCGATGCGCCGAGCGATTCTGAATACACAGTCGATAAGCCGGTCCGGGATATTGCCGCTCTTCACCGCCTCGATAGGCAGGAGACGATCTTGGCTCGGCGAGCGGCCGCAGGATTCGTTTTTGTTGGCATGTGTCACGGCGTCGGATTTCCCGACAGTATGGGCGCGATCCAGCTTATCATGGGCGCTGATCCCAAAGTTCCCTATCAGGCCGCCGCTTTGGCGATGGTCGGGGTATACGCCCGGGCCGGGTTCGTGCGACAAGAAAAGCACGCCTGCGCAAAGGCGTTCGAGGACGCAACCCGGCCCGATTGAATATTTAACCCGCTAGAGGGTTGACAGCTTAACCCGCAAGAGTGTAGAACGGTTTCCAGCACTTGGAAACCGCCCATGTCCCTATCCTCCGATTTCGCCATCCGCCTTGACGCCCATCTGGCGACGTTCACGTCCGATGCGGCGCGGCGCGTGTTCCTGCAATCGCAGGCCCGGACGTGGCGCACCCGGTACCTGAATTTCTGCCAGAGGCCGCGGCCTTCCAGTCCCGGCGACGTGCAGCCCACAGCAACTGACTTCCTTCTCACACTCGGCGAAATCGACACGCGGCTCGGCAGGCTTGCCGACGTCGCCGTTGAAACTCGCGCACAAGCCTAACCCGAACCACACCGGAGAGCGATATGGCCAATTCCCCGAAAACCTACGGCAGCCTGAAAGTCACTGAGGCTGAACTTCAAGCCGCGCGGAACGTGTCGTGCGGTGACGATGCGACCGCCGATGCTGCGTATCAGGTGGTTCGCTACTGCAGCGGTCAGGTGTTCAATCGATCGACCGTCGAAGAGTACCTGAGCATGGCCCGCACGTCGGCAGAGCGGGTGGCTTGAGATGGCGCAGATTGGCGGAAAGACACGGAAGCCCAAGGCGCCGGCCAAACCTCAGGTCGTCATCCAGCGCGGCTTCGGCCTCAACGAATATGCGCTGATCGGGATGGATGAAAAATCCAATGCCACCCTGAATTGGGTCGGCGATCCGAACGCTGCCACGAAATACGACAGCAAATACGACGCCAAGTTTCGGACCCGTCATATCGAAGATATCCCGGGAACCCGCGTGTTCCGCGTTTTGGACGGCAAGGCGACGTGGGCTGCGAATGGCGAAGCGACCGCCTCGTTCGCCGGAGCCTCCGCTGCGAAAGCGAGCGCCGCATGACCCCCCACGCACCACAGCGAAGCACGCATGGCGCCGCCCTCTATAATTGCTGCACTGGCAACGCTGCGCCCGACTGGACGCAGTTCAAATCACTTTATGTCGGCGGCTGCATTACCGAAACCAGCGGCGATGATTCTTGGACCTCCCCCGAGCCGTTCGAGACCGCGGATTTTTTCACGGTCTACGCGCGGCACCACAGCGGGGAAGCCGAAGCGATAACCGACATCGGCGACCGTGCCAATGTGAGCGCCATCGTATCACAGCTTTCTGAAATATCGGGGCTGCCAGTGTTGTGAGCAACGCCATGACGGTCATCCCACTCGCCGCCCGCACACATCCCGCAATCCTACGCGCGCAGGAAGTCTACAACTCCCGCGATGACGGCAACCGCCTGCGCGACCTGACCGATGCGGAAGCCACGTTCCTCGCATCGGTTCATCTGATCACAACGCAGCGCGCGAAGTCTGTGGGCATCGCAGTCAGGCAATTCGGCGATCTGACGGAAGCCTATTGGTGCGTGGTCCGGCTCGCCGATGCGCAGGAACGTGACGACCTCACCCATGCGCTGGAAGTATTCGAGGCCGGCGTAGATGCGGACGACGAGGTTGAGGAAGTCGAACTGGCGATGGCGGCAGAATAGGAACGGATGCGATGGCGAAGAAACAGAAAGAGATCGTACCATTTTTCAAGTTGCGTTTCCAGATCAATGACACGCTTGAAGCGCTGAGCCATCAGATCCTCATGAGCCTGCAGGCGATGGAAACCGCAATCCAGCTTGGCGGCATGAACGAGGCCGGCAAGAAAATCCTGCAAGAGCGCATCGATGGCTTGAAGCAAGTCTGCCTGTCGGATGACGGAGAATAGCCATGATGACCACCCCCGAAACCACCTTGCAAGCCACCTATGACGCAATGCTTACGGAAGGGGTGGCGGTTGGTCTTGGACTGGCGATGTTGGTGATGTGGATTGCGATGCGAGGGCTGGTGATATGACGATGCTTACCGAAGATGAAGCCAAGGCGAAATGGTGTCCGTTGGCTCGCACCTTAGATTTCGACGGCCACAATGCATCGGCACCGCATAACCGCGTCTACCGTGTGGACTATAACGTAGTTGAGTCAGACATGCCCGGCTGCCACTGCATCGCATCCGCCTGCATGGCGTGGCGCAAGGTGGATCAAACCGGCATAGGCCCGAACGGTGAGAAGCGCGACCGCGATATGGACGGCCGCACGCGCTGGGTAGATCGCGGCTTCTGCGGCGCATTCGGGAAACCGTCATGACCTTCATTGCGTGGTTTGGGATAGCGGGGAGGATGTGAGATGGCTGAGCATACGCCGACACCTTGGGCTCCTGTCTGGTCGCCTATTCGCTGTCTCGACCTCACTAAGGACGATACGTATCTCGTTCGCGTTGAAGATGCGAGTGGTCGCGGCTTTATCGACAAGGGCTATTACGCCGATGACGATAAGTTTTGGGCGTCCGATGACGGCAAAAGAATTGAGATCGGGCCATGGAAGATAACGGCCTTCGCGCCGTGGCCCCGAGTGGAAGAAATCATCGTCAACCATGCGAGCGACTGCGCGACCGGTAACGGGCCTGCATTGCCCGACGGGCCGTGTGATTGCGGTGCTGTTCGCCAAGTCCCGGCAAAGGTTGGCGCATGACCCCCTCCGACCTCCTCCGCATCATAGCCCGTGGCGTCGAGATAGGACAGTCGGGCAATCGGCAGAAGATTTGCCGCACCAAAATGATGAACCTTGCCCGCGATTATTGCGATGACAACGGGCTTTCATACGCCACCACGGATTTACGGGTTGAGGAGCGGGGCGGGTTTTTGAATGCGGGAAAGGAAGCGTGATGTCACTATCCGAATACGATCAGCGGATTAAGCCGCGCCTTGAACTGATCGCAGCCGGGGCTGAGATGGCTGCCCGTCATGCCCGCGCGCTTCCGTTCAAGCCCGGCTTCACTACCAGGGCGGAAGATGAACTCGCGGAATCCCGCGAAGTGCTGGAAGCGGCGCTGCGGAACGTTATCGCCGCTCAAGCCGTGATCACGTCGAAGCCTACGGAGGCTGACCGTGCAGCTTGATCCGGGCATCGTTCGCCAGCAGATCGAAAACCTCAAGCTCGCCCATCCCGAGCTATTGGAGGATGACGAGGCATGGCTGGCAACGCTGGAAAGCGAAACCAGTTTCGAGGAACTGCTCACCAATGTGGTGCGGCGGATCGAAGATACGAAGGCGCTTGTCGTCGGCACCAAGGATCGGTTCGAGGAACTGAAAGCCCGCAAGGATCGGTTCGAGCATCGCGTGGAATCGCTGCGCGGGCTTGCCTTCAAGATCATGAGCGCGGCCGAACTCGCCAAGGTCGAATTGCCTGAGGCGACTCTATCACTTCGCGCCGGTACGCAACAGCTTGTCGGCGATGCCGATCCGAAAGAACTGCCGGATTCGCTCTGCAAGATTTCCCGCGACCTTGACCGGACCAAAATCAAGGACGCGCTGAAAACCGGCCAGACAGTGCCGGGATTTCAACTGTCGAACTCACCACCATCACTCTCAATCAGGATCAAATGAAATGAAAATCTCCGAAGAATTCCCAAGCAAATACCTCAAGGCCGCCGATCTGCAAGGCCGCGAAGTCAAGGTCGTGATGCAGAACGTTGAAAAGGAAAAGCTGGGCGACGATACCAAGCCGGTCCTCTACTTCAAGGGCAAAGAGAAGGGCGTCGTCCTCAACAAGACGAACAGCAACACCATCAGCGACGCCTACGGCGACGACACGGAAGATTGGTTTGACCAGCCGTTGATCTTGTTTTCCGTGATGGTCGATTTCCAAGGCAAGGTTGGCCCAGCTATTCGTTGCCGCGTTCCGACTGCGAAGGACAACCGGCAGGGCCGACCTGATCCGATTTCTACCAGCCCGCAACGTCAGGCCGTCGATGACTTCCCCGGCGACCGCGCACCGCCGCACGGACGCGATGCACTCGACGACGTGATCGACTTCTGAGCACCGCCATGACCATTGCCGACGAAGCCCGCGCCAATTCCATCTCTTGCGAGATGGTCAAGTATGCGTATCGCCAGACCAGGGATGGCATTGTCGTGAGCTTCGTTGTGCATCCGAACGATATTCCAGCCGCATTGTCGACCTCGCATATCGGATCGCGTTACGTCGCGGTGCTTGTGCAGATCGGCGACGACGAAAAGCCAATTCCCCTCGAGCCAGCAAAGGAGAAAGCAAAACCTGAGGTTTCCCCAAAGCCTTCTCTGGCGAACGGAAAGCCGTCAGAGAAGGCGAGGCGGGACTGGCGCGATGTGCAGCCTGCCGCGCAAGCTGGCATTCGATGCGGTGAGCCGATTTTTTGGGCTTTCATCAACGAGAATTATTCGAGCGGCCCTTCTAACAAAGTGACCGATGCCGAGACGGCTGCAGAAGCTGTGCGCGTGATTTGTGACGTTCATTCCCGCGTGGGATTTGGAACCGATCATCGCAAGCGCATCCTCTGGCATCAGCTCGATACCGAATATCAGGCTTGGCTCTTGAAGGAGCGCATCGGGGCATGAGAACCGCGAACCTCAAAGAGTGGATAGGTCGCACGGACGACTCCCGTCCGCCGCCTTACGTGCGGCTGCGGGTGTTCGAAAAATACGACGGCATTTGCTATCTGTCGAAGCGTAAGATCGTGCCGGGCGACAAGTGGGACTTGGAGCATATCATCGCGATATGTAACGGCGGTGAAAATCGCGAAGGCAATATGGCTCCTGCCCTGGTAGCTCCGCATAAGATCAAAACCAAACAAGACCGCGCGACGAAGGCAAAGAACGATCACGTCCGCATGAAGCACATCGGGATACGTCGGGAAAGTCGGCTGCAATCCCGTGGGTTTCCAGCGCGCCCACCACAGCGAACAGCTTCCAGACCGTTTAAGCGCCGCTCCACAGCCATAGGGGAATAGACGAATGCAACCGCGCGTAACTGATAACGACAAAGACGAAATCACCGTAGCCTTGATAGGTCGTGAACTTCGCGGCTGGTCCTATAAGGACGATGCCGAACGACGGATCAAGATGCAGATGGCGCACGAATTTGCGGAGGGCTGGTTTCAGGCCACTGAACACCACCACAAGATCGCCGAAGAACAGGAGAGTGAGAGCGGGAAAGCCGCTTATGAATACGATGGCGGCGCGGGTTCGGGAGGATATGAACAGGCGTGCCGTGATATCGCTGCCGCCATCCGGCCGCAGCAGCACGGGGCCTAAGTCATGTTTCAGGGTATCACAGAACTCTCGGGGCTCATGGAGCGCCATCCCGGCGGACACAATTTCCCGGACATGGAAATCGTGATTGATCGCGCTCAAACCGAAGTCGAGGACAACGGGATTTATCTCGTCCAGATCAAAGACCGCGATCCGGTAGTGAAGCGGTGCATCAACCGAGGTAGCGAACTTTTGCTACATCCGGCCCTTTCGACAATTCACGGGCAAACAACTGTCGAGATATTTGGCCGCAAAATTCCTTGCCAAGGAATCGAGTTCAGCGACAACATCTACAAGCGATATATCACGGTGCATGGTCGTGTTGTCGGTCTGTGGGCCGTATCCTCCCCGGTGCAGCCATGACATCAACACCGGGAGGGGCGACGGGAAATCAAGGCGCAGCCGAAACACCGATGTCCGATCATGTCGCGAGTTTCTGGCATTTGCTCGAAACCGAAAACGTTCACATCCTGATCAACATTAAGCGGGAACTCAGCAGCGTCTCCTATTGGGACGGCGCAAGCTATCCCGACGATGTCGCGAAAGCGCTTGTTGCAGACCGCAAATCCTCCCCCGACTCCAAGCGGGAGGCGTACAGGAAGGCGCCGGAGGATGCGCAGGAGCGACTTGCGAATATCTCCAGCGGACGTTGCCCGAATGCGCCTCCAGGCACTGGCGGCCCCGTCGCGTTCCGTGAATGGGCGACGGGATACGCGGACATCGGCTACAGCGTAGTTCGCAAAGCCCTCGCTGCTGGAGGGTGAGATGCCGTCGCGCAGGGTAATCAAGCCTCCCAAGAAAGCGAAAGAGCCGCGCTGGGAAACGCACGTCTATTTGAACGAGGCTGACTACCTCGCATTGAAGCGGATAGCCGATCAGGAAAGTCGCAGCGTCACAATGCAGCTTCAACATTTCGTGCGGCTTGGCATTCGATCCGCCACACCAAAGCAACCAGAGTGAGGACGTGAAATGCTAACCGCTGTGATTGGCATCGCTTTGATCATCGCTGTGATGGTCTGCACCAGATTCATTCCGGCGGAACGCGATGTCCCGCCCGGCTCATCAATGGGAGAGTGACTTATGCCAAGCCACACGGTTACAGGACCGCTGCCATACGATTGTCAGGGGGGTAAGCTGCATTCGCCGGATGAGGTTGACAGCGCCATGACCAACGATAGCAAGGAACTGCTGGCACTGGCCGAATGGTGCCGGATTGAGCGCGAAAGGCTCGGCGCCATTGATGGCTACGATTATCGTAGCGGAGAGGAATTTGGATTACGTCGCGCTCAAAATGAGATTGAGCGCCGATCTGCCGCCGCCCCGCAACCCGGAATGCGAGCGGAGGGGGAGTTAACTGAAGCGGCGGCAGTGCTTGCCGGCCTATTCAGCAATCTAAGCATGAACGCAGCCGAGAACGGTCGCCGCGCCTTACGAACATTGATGCAGGCTGCTGGAATGACGATCCTGCCCATGGTGCTCCCCGCCGCTTCTCCTGCGGACGCTCTGCCACCCGACGCCGAACATCCAACCAACTACCGCGAAGCTTTTGCGAAGGCCGCCCTCAAGCCCGCGCCTGATGCGATGCGGGAGGCGCTGCAAGCGCGCGTAGCCGCTTATCGACAGAACGGGGGAAAGCTGTTCAGCGGATTTACTGTTGCCGATGAGCTTGCAGAAATCGCCCTCTCCGCACCCGTGCCGCCACCCGATGGGGCTGTGCAAAAGCAAATCAACCAGAACTATGCAGCTTCAGCCATAGGCGCGTGCATTGCCGTAGCTGATGAACTTGTATGCGTCAAAGGTAGCGCGCAAGACGTGGCAACAGCCCTACGAGTGAGGTTTCGGACAGACAACGTTGTACCCCCCTCAGACGATGTGCGGAGCGCGCTGGCGGATGCTCGTGAAGCAATAGTTTTGACGATCGCATTCTTGGGCCGGGACACTGGTAGCGGCCGGCTCGCCAGCACAATTAGCGCCTTGATATCGCGTCTCGCCAAAACAGACGCGACCATTCTCGCCGCCCTCCGCTCAGCCCCGGGCTCAGCCCCGGTCTCCGCTCCCGCAACTGGAGAAAAATCATGATCGGCGCCATCCTCTGCAACAATCCTCCTGTCGTCATCGAATTGACGCGCGGATATAGCACGCTCGTTGACCGGATGGCCGCTCCCAAAGCCAGCGAAGGGAGGCCCGACTGAGAAGGAGCCTGACCGCCCCTATTGCAAGCCAGATCAATCATGCTGTGACTTCTGCTGCGGTAATTAGTCCGTCGCTTCACACGAAAATGGCAGTAGTCCACAAACCTTACTCCCTCAGAGCATCCCCAAATGACAGTAGTAGTCCAAGACTTAATCGAGACGAAGGCGCCCGTTCGGATTCAGCGCAAACGGTCGTGTGGCTGGAAGATGCCGCCGAACACGGTGAGCGTCACGCGGCCGGGCAAGTGGGGCAATCCACTAAGGGTTGGCCAGTGGAAAGGCTACACCGCTGCGGATGCCGTTCGCGACTACCGGAAATGGATTGAGCGGGAACCGACCGTTCGGTCATTCGAGAATGTGTACGGCAAGCCGCCGTCTTGCGAGGAAATACGCGAACATTTGGCAGGCAAAAATCTAGCATGCTTCTGCGCGGCAGACCAGCCGTGCCACGCCGACGTGTTGCTAAAAGTAGCGAACGCGCCTGATACCCGCGCCCGCGCAAGCATCAAGGGGGAGGGATGAGCACGGAAGCAAGACGAGCGATGGACGGAATCGAGCTTGCGATCAGGCGCGTATCGGAGCGTCTGAAAAGTCGCACGCCATGGGATATGGGCGTCACGCAAGCCTTGGACGAGCTCGCCGACGAGATAGCTACAATTTCAACAGGCATCCCGGACCCCTCCCCTCCCAGGGGTGGCCATGAGTAGGGCGCCGCTCACGATCGACAGGCTGCCGCTGTTCGCCGGCGACGAGCAGATCGGCGAAGCTTTGTTCGGGAAAGAGCGGGCAAAGGAGTTTTCGGCCCTTGCTTCGGCGCGGGAACGTGATGGAATGCCGCCGGTCAGCAGCTATTGGGGCGGGCGCTTTGTGCCAGCGGTTGTCGAGTATCTAAAGCACGACCAGGGACTCGGCGTCACCAAGCCGCTCAAGGAAAACGGAGTGGAGGGGGTATGGCCGAGCAACGTCCGCAAAGCCCGGGCCTGAAATGGCGCAGGCGCGCGACCGGTCCCGATGTGCCGGGCTGGTACGCCAGCGAGGCCGCGATCAAGGCGGGCTATCCGGTCAAATACGCCGATCTGAAACGGCACATCGACCATCCCGTACTGCTGATCGAGAGGGCCAGGCGCCTGCAGGCCGAGATGCTGCTATGGATGTCGGGACAACATCAGTCGACCGCGGAATTCGACGGCACGTTCAAATGGCTGTTGGAGAACTACCAGAAAGACCCGGAGAGCCCGTTCAATACCACGCTCGGCGAATCCGGTGTCAGCCTCTACACCACATACCTGAAAAAGCTCATTCCCCATATCGGGCCGCGTCGCATAGATCAATGCGATGGCCGCGACGTCATGCGCTGGTTCGCGCAATGGCGGATCGCAAGCGACGGTTCCGCGCGCGATCAGCTTTCCGTGGCGCGCGTCTGTCTCGCCATCATCAAGGCAGCGGTATCGTTCGGCGTCGTGTGTCGCGCCAAGGGTTGCGCCGAATTCCAGATCATCATGAAGCAACTGGAATTCGAGACCACGAAGGGCCGGACGCAGGCGCCGACCGCGGATCAGGTTGTTGCGGCGCGAGCCGCCGCCCATGCCGCCGGCGCACCGCTGCGCGCGCTTGCCTATGCCATCCAGTTCGAAACCACGTTGCGGGCATGGGACGTCATCGGCAAATGGATTCGGATGTCCGATCCAAAGCCCAGCGCCGTCCTGCACAACGGCAAAAAGTGGGTCGGGCTTACCTGGACCTCGATCGACAACAATCTGATCCTCGCCAAGGTGAAGCCGACCAAAACCGAGGAGACCACGGAAGTCGAAGTTTCGTTCGATCTCGCGGCCTGCCCGATGGTGGTGGCGGAACTGGCACTGATCCCGCAGGACAGCCGCACCGGACCCCTGATCGTCAATCCCCGAACCGGGCTGCCCTACATGCGCGAGGCTTGGCGGCAGGGCTGGCGCGCCGACTATAAGGCGGCCGGAATTCCCGTCGACATCTGGAACCGGGACATGCGCGCCGGCGGAATCACCGAGGGCCAGAGGGCGAAGGTTCCGCGTCCCGACCGCACCCTGCTCGCCGGCCACGCCAGCGAAGCGACCACCAAGGGATACGAGCGCGACCGCGACAGCAAGGTCGAGGACATGCTCGAGGCCCATCGCCGCGTGATGGGTCCCCGCGTGGCGTCGCGTAAAAAGGATGACTGAGAACGTCCGGGAAACAGGTCCAGGGACCGTGCCGGGACCGTGAGGACCGTGCGATTGAGAAACGGTAACGTTATCAATAGAATATTCAGATGCCGGGAGCCGAGACGCCTAACGACCTGTTAAGGCTGTCATCCTTTGGCCGTTGAGTTCTGGCGGCATGCGAAAGGCCCAACCAATCGATCATGCAGTACCGATGAACAATGCCGAATTCCAGTTGCGGGATGGTGGCGATCCGAGGTTGGCGGCGCATGCCGCCAGCCATTGGCCGGCATGGCTGTGGTCGACAGACGGCAGCAAAATTCTCTGGGCCAATCCGGTCGGCGCCAGCCTGTTCGGCGCGGCGAAGACTTTTGGGCCGGCCGACCTGCATCGCCGCCAGGTGACGCAGCTCGCGGGCCGGCTGCTGCCGACCGGTGCGACGCGTCTCGAACGCCTGCGCGGCTTTGGTGCGGCACTCGGCACGCTGACGACCTGCGCCTGCGCGCGGCTGGATTTCTCCGACGGCGGCACCGGCATTCTGGTGATCGCGATGCTGTCGCCGGGAGAATTGCAGCGGATCGGTACCCCGCAACGGACGGTGGGCCAGTTAGAGCGCCTGTCTGTGGAACAGGAGGTTCGGGGTTCTCATCCGGTCGCGCCGGAGCAACCGACCGAGGCCGTGGAGGCGACCGGCCATCTGGTGGTCGAGCCATTGCCCGAATCGCCTGATCATGCGGAGATCGCGCCGACGCATCAGCCGGATGCCGCGGCGATGGACTTCAAGACGCCTGACTATGAGGAGGCTGCGACCACCGGCGAGGCGCCGGCTGAATTTGCCTTGATCGATGAGATCATCGAGCCGGCGCCGGACGCGGCCACGGAACATGTTGTTGCCGGCGAGATCGCGTCACCCGTTGACGTTCGCGACGACGAACCGTCGCCCTACATCGAAGCCGTCGCCGATGAACCACCGCAAGCAGCGGAGGCCGAACCGTCCGTACGCGAGACATCGCCCGTGGTTGAAACCCCGCGAGCCGACCAACCGCCGCCGCTGCAGACCATCGAGCCTCGACCCGCCGCGGGCGTTGGCGCGCCGCCATGGCTGGACCAGCCGCCGCCGCACACACGGCGGCATCCGCTGCGCTTCATGTGGCAGATGGACGCCGAAGGCCGCTTCTCGCTCGGCTCGGACGAATTCACCCGGCTGATCGGTGCGCGCACCGCTTCAGGCTTCGGCCGGCTCTGGAGCGAGATCGCCGACGTTTTTGGCCTCGATCCCGAAGGCCGCGTGCTCAAAGCCGTCGCCACCCGCGATACCTGGAGCGGCATCGCGCTGGACTGGCCGGTCGACGGCGGCGAGCGGCTGCGGGTGGAATTGTCGGGACTGCCGATGTTCGATCGCGCGCGCAATTTCGCCGGCTACCGCGGCTTCGGCGTCTGCCGCGATCTCAATGGCCTGGCGCGGCTCGACGCGCTGCGCCGCTACGAATTTTTCAGCGACCCGCCGGCGCCGCAGCTTCTGTCCGCCGAGGTCGCGCCGGCACATCCCGCTGCAGCTGCGCCAGCCGCTGCGCCCGATACTTCGCCCACTCCTGAATTGTCAGTACCGATTGCCGTTGAGACTTCACACCAAACCGATTTGGAACATGCCGTGGATAATCAATTGGAAACCCCCAAAAACGTCCTGCCGTTTCGGCCGATGAACGAGCCGAAATCGCCGTCGCTGACGCCGGTTGAGAACAGCGCCTTCAACGAGCTCGCGCGGCAGTTGTCGGCGCGGCTCGAGAACGAGACCGCAGCACACTCGGAAACATCGGTGCCCTCCGATCCCGAGGCCGTTGTCGAACAGCCTTCCGCGCCGGACGCATCGGAGCCTATGGGCGACCGCCCCGACTGGCTGTCGCAACCCGAGCCGCCGCCGCGCGGCGAGACCGCGCGCGACAAGACGCTGCTCGATCTGGTTCCCACCGGCGTGCTGATCTACCGGCTGGACCGGCTGCTCTATGCCAACCCCGCCTTTCTTAGCTGCGTCGGCTATCACAGCCTGCACGCGCTGGAAGAGGCCGGCGGCCTCGACGCGGTTCTGGTCGAGCCCGGCGTCTCCAACGCCAGCAGCACATCCGACACCGGTACCCCCGTCACCATTTCGGCAACGCAGTCGTTGCCCGGACACGCGCCGCCCTCGGCGACCGACGCGCATCTGCACGCGATTTCATGGGACGGCGAATCCGCGCACGCGCTGATCTGCGCCGCGCCGCGCGCCGAGCCCGCTGTCGCTGCTGTCGCCGGTGTTCCCGCTGTTGAGCCCCCGCGCTCGCAGGTCGGCCACGCCAGCGCCGAAGAACTCGGGGCCATCCTCGACACCACCGCCGAAGGCATCGTGATGTTCGACGCCGAGGGCGCGCTCAATTCATGCAACCGCAGCGCCGAGGCGCTGTTCGGCTATGACG